CACCGCTGACGCAGAGCTCGCATCTGTAGCGCATGAGCTTCGCCAGTTTAAGCTGGCGCGTAACAACACAAAGCCTGTGGCGCTCAACGCGTTGAGCGGCGGGCACCACAGCGGATCAGGTAAGCGAGATGCAGGATAACTTAATGAGCAGTGACATCAACGTCACACCGATCATGTTTGAAGAAGAGAGCAGAGAGTCTTTTATGGTGAAGCACCGTCGAGAAGCAGAAGACTTGATCCTTCAGATCTTCCCGAAGCATAACCCTGCGCACCTAGGGGCACGCGTCGCTAAAGCGTTTGTAGACACTGTAGGCGAGGTCGGCATGAATAAGATTCAGATCGAAGAGGTCAAAGATACTATCTTCGGAGATGGGAAGCCGACCGTATACGTGAAGTGTAGAGGCATGGGCGCGGATTACTACCAGAGGATCATCTTCAATCACTTGTTTGAGAATCTCCAGGAGTCTCTCTCAGCCAAGCTGGCGTGACACGTCGCTTGAGGTAGATGACCACATCGAGTCGAGGCGCGTTGAGCTTAATCGCGCCGGCGAGCGTGTCTCTGCTCTTACATGACTTCTTGATCATCTTACGTAACGGAGGCTGAGCGATCTTCGGGACGTCTTTTTTCAGTGGAGCGGTCACTCTCTTGACAAGCGGCGACGCGGTGTCGCTTACTTTGATATGAGTCGCGTCGCATATATCAAAGGCGACGAGGTTTACGTACTTCACGATATCTTCTGCTAGGGAGGTGAGTTCTGTGCCTGTCATAAAGAACACTCCGAGTGCGCGTAAAGCGCTTGATCAAGGTTTTAGACTAAGACCCTTTGTAGAAGAGGGTGTTCCTATCTTAGAGGAGTGGGATCTTGAGGTCGAGGCTTCAGACGGCCTGACCCCTGTACTGTTCAGCGAGGGTCTCACAGAGCTCCAACCAAGTGAGTTTGTTGAGTTTGCTGTGCGCATGCCCAACCACGCGAATAAGCAGCTCGAGCCTTTCAGCTTCGGGAGTCGTAGATATCTGCGGTCGATCTATGACACGACGTCGCCTCGTGTTTTACTCAAGTGCGGGAGGCAGGTTGAGAAGTCTACATACTTAGGTAATCGCCTCCTAGCGCTGACGTGCATACAGCCCTCGTTTACCGCGCTCTATGTATCTCCGACTAACCAGCAGTCTAAGACGTTTTCTAATGACCGCATCAAGGAGCCTATCGAGACGAGCGTTCGACTCAAGGCGTGGGACGACAGACAAGCTCGCGCAGAATGTGTTCCAAAAGAAGTTCATCAACCGCAGTCAGATCGTCTTGCGCTACGCGTTCCTCAACGCAGACCGCGTGCGCGGTATACCCGCCGACATGATCTGCATCGATGAGATTCAAGACATACACACAGACAGTGTACCCGTTATTGAAGAGTGCGTGTCTCACTCCGCGTTCAAGTTTAAGCTCTACGCAGGCACGCCTAAGTCTTTAGATAACACGATCGAGTCTCTGTGGTCAGAGGACAGCACTCAAAACGAGTGGGTTGTGCCGTGCGACAGATGTGGTGGCGGAGACTATAGGTACTGGAACATCCTCGACGAAGATAACATTGGGAAGACAGGTTTGATCTGCGACAAGTGCCACGCGCCGCTGAACGCCATGCACGAAGAATCTCAATGGGCGAGCATGAACCCTAACCCGCGGGTACCTAACCCTATGGGCCGGATATCGAATACCTCAGATCATGGTACCATGGCTCGAGTGGGACGATATACTCTCCAAGCAGCTCATGTACACGCGCGCTAAGTTTTACAACGAGTGCCTCGGATTGTCTTATGACTCAGGCACACGACCGCTCACTCGCCAAGATATATTAGATAACTGTAACCCTACCGTGAGGTTGACCCCTGACGGTCTTAGACACTCTCACTCAGCGTTCGCGGGTGTTCAAACGTTCATGGGGATCGACTGGGGAACAGGAGAGCAGACATACACGCTCGCCGTGATATGTAAGTACGTCTCAGGTAAGTTTCAGATCGTGTATTGCCACAGGTTTGAAGGCGCGGAGTCAGAGCCGACTATTCAGCTAGAGCGTATTTATGCCTTAGTTAACCATTGGAGACCCGAGCTCATAGGCTGTGACTATGGTGGCGGCTTCGACAGGAATGACGCGATGATCCGTAAGTTTGGGCCCACGCGCGTATTCAAGTATCAGTACTCAACGATCACGAGCGGTAAGGTCAGGTGGGACGCAGGTCTCGCGCGCTTCTTACTCAACAGGACTGAGGTGATGTCTGATATGTTTAATGGGATACGCAGGCGTGACGTGTTCGCGTTCCCCGCGTGGGAGGACTTTGAGCGCCCCTACGCGTCAGACATGCTCAACATCTTCTCGGAGTTTTCAGAGGAGAGGCGCATCAACGAGTACAAGAAGAGCAAAGGCGTCGCAGATGACACGTTCCACGCGCTCTTGCTCGCTTTTATGGTCTCGACGATTAAAGTACCGAGGCCTGACGTGATCGTTCCGCAGAAGCAGACGTCGTAGACGCATATCCCTGAAGGCGGGCAGAGAAGAGACGCAGCTTATCTAGTGTGATCAACCGAGAAGGGTCTACTAGTATTTCCGGCATCGCCTCGCCTTTTGTGATGAGCCTCTCTACGAACGTCTTAAGGAGTTTAAACCCTAACCTAGAGCACGCGCTTCGGTCCAGCCTGAGTAAATCCTCGCTCCACGCACAGAGTGTGTCGTAGCTGATGGACTTCTTACGGGACACTCGCCGTATCTCTGCCTTGACCATCTTGATATCATCAGGCTTTAATTGTGCGTCCGGCTGCCTAGAGCTTAGCGCTAACTCTAAGACCCGAACGCGTATGTCAAGAGACATCATCTTCGCGTTAAGGGCGCCCACTCTGTCATATATGACGCCTAGTGATCCTTTTTTAGATTTAGATTCTGAGAGTGTATTGACCTCGTGCTCTATAAACACGCAGCGTCCTTTATTATGCCATCTTGTCAATAATCCTTTATTCACGTATCTTCTTACGGTACGTGCGCTCACGCCTAGGAGTTGCGTAACTTCGTGTAGAGTGAGATACTGAGACAAAAGACACCCCCCCATACGCCCTTGTGGAGTTTATATGGCTTATGATAAGCAACAGCTCGCCCAGTTAGGGAAGAGCGCCGCAGATCTACATTTAAAACATGATATGCCTCTAGGGGATGCTGTCGTCAAGACTGTTCAAGACACGCCAGGTCTCACGGAGCATCACGTCACGCGTATTCTAGAGAACGCGAACTTGATCACATTTGAGGAGAAGTTTAAGGGCGGAGATGATAAGCACGTCGTCTTCGATCTCGCGGATCCTCTTTACGTGAACAATCAATTAGACAAGGGCAGCGAGGCACCGGAGCCTATCGACGAGTCATACCTCAGCGCGCCTAACTACAACATGCCTGACGACCCTACGATCTTCGACCACGAGGGTGAGGAGAAGTCTAGCAGCTACGTAGACGTTAACTACGATCACTACCTTAACAGAGAACTCGTCACGACTCGTTCAGCGATCCAACACGTCGCCGCGGATCTCAACAGAGCTGATAGCACGTCAGAGTATGAGCTCTCTAAGCTCGCGGGTATGATCAAGAGCGCGGCCGTCGCCTCTCAGAACGCGACTACGCCTATGGAGCTGATGAGTTACGCAGCGCGTGACCATAACGTCTTTGATAAGGTCGCGCACGTCGTCGCGAGTCACATACCGGGCTCTGTGAGTCGAGGGGATTTCTCCCGCCGCGCGCCAAACCTCAATCATCCTATATGCCAGCAGTACACTCGGGTAGAGGGTCACATCAAAGAGGCGAGCCGTCTTAAGCGAGGGCTGTTGGCGCTTAATAAAAAGAAGCAGAAGCTCGAATCCGAAATTCAAGGGAGGTCATAATGGGCGGTTTCTCTATCTCAAAGAAGTATGGACTCAACGCGCCACAGCGTAGATCTCTTAATAACCGCGTCGACAGTATTCTCGACAGCCTTGAAAAAGAGGCGGCGAGTGAAGCCGGTAAGGCCTTCATGTACACGCTCGGTGGGTCTATGGCAGGCGCCGCTGTTGCATATGGTGTTCCTGCGGCCGTTCAGGGTTTACGTAACGCACGAGTCCGCGCTAACAAGGACAAGCTGATCGAGCAGATGAAGCGGGCTAACCCAGAGATCCGTAACTATAGCAAGCGGGACATTGACCTCGTATATAACTCTCTAGCGATGCATGCGCCTCGTGTCCTTGAGGATCCACTCCTCGGCTCTCAGGTTATGGCAGATGCGTTACGTCGCGGCAACAACATGGACATCGGCGCGCTCTCTAACGTGAGCAAGCTCACTGGCGGATCTGGCTTGCAAGAGCATGAGCGAGACGCGGTTGGTGTTCTCAGCGGAGGTGTGGCCCGTGGCGCTGAAGGTGTCGCCAAGGAGCGCTACAAGATCAGAGGTAGACCTTCTAGCTCCGGAGGTAAGTCAAGCGGTAAGTCACGAGGGAAGCGCGGGGGTAAAGGCACTAGGAAGCCTCGCAGCTAAGGGAGCTAGTTTTGATTTACAAAGAGAGTACATTCTCGAGCCTCAGCGCTGACGGCGCGCCTCTTATGGGTGTGATCGACCCGTCTTCTCCTTTTGATGATATGGAGAAGACCGCGGGCATACACCCAGAGGTGCTTAAGTTTAAGCAGATGCTCGAACCTGAACCGGACAAGACTTACGTCCACATACTCGCGTTGGGCGCGGGTGATTTCTACGGACCTAACCTCAACAACGACCACTTCCCTTGGGCGGGGCTCAGTCATGACCATTCGAGTACTCCTCACCCGTATCTCCACGGGTATAAGACTTTTCTTAACGCTCATTCTTTTGCTCACCACGTAAACAAGGACCCCGCGAAGTCTTACGGCGACGTAATCCTCTCTACATTGAATCACAAGATGAAGCGCGTGGAGCTCGTGGTCGCGATCGATCATGAGCGGTGTGAGCGGAATGGGGGGAGGAATATCCTCCAGAAGATCCATGACGGAGAGTACCCTGCGACCTCTATGGGGTGTCGCGTACCTTACGACGTGTGCTCAATATGCGAGAACAAGGCTAGGTTCCGCAGTGAGTACTGCGTACACATGCAACAGATGCCAGGTAAGATCATGCGCGATGGTCGTAAGGTCTTCGTGTACAACCACTACCCGCGCTTCTTCGACATCAGCTTTGTGTTCATCGGCGCTGACCGAACGAGTTTTGTGTTAGAGAAGGTCGCGAGCGGTTCAGGCATCTTCGTCCCGTCTAACTACGGTGAGATCGAGAAGACCGCGTCTACGCGTCTCAACAAGTCTCTGCGTAAGGGTACAGGCATCCGACAGAAGAATACGCGCATGCGTATTAAGCGAAAGGTGAGTAGGCAGAAGAAGCTCACACCTAAGCTGATGACGTTCGGTAAACTAGAGTCAGCGCGTAAGCGTGGTGTTCAGCCTAATCCGCCTATGTACGCAGGGAGCCTCCTCGCAGACAGAAGCCAATCACCGTTTATGCAGGTCACCGCGCGCGGAAGCGGGATCCTCGCGCTTAACCACGACGCCGGAGACAACGGCTTACCTGACGTGTTCTTAGACAGGCGCGTCGACATGAGCAAGATGTCGAGCTTAAAGCTGGCTGAGGCCGAGAAGATCTCAGAGATCTTCAAGCGCGTTAACTCTCTCCCGATGGGACGCGCTGTACCCATGCGCGTAGGTAGAGAGGCGATGATCCCTGATGACATCCTCGACCAGCTCGCGGGCAGAGGCGATCTACCCTCTACGCTCGGCGCGCTCGGCTCAGCGGGTATCGCGTTGCGCCCTAAAGAGTTTCAGCGAGTATACCTGAAGTCGAGAGGTGATCATGACCTCGCGCACAGCCTACGATCTAGCAATCGTGTCTTCTCTCCGGGTATTCCCGGTAACATAGGGATGATGCGTATCAGCGTGTCAGGCAGAGCGCCCAGTTCGATCATGAGCCTCATCGCGCCTCTCCTGAGAGAGCGCAGCTCGATCACACCCGTCGCGATACGTCGCGTCGCGGTCATACAGAAGAGACCTCTCGTCAAGGAGGGTCACTACGTCGACGACCCCGTACTCGACGAGATCAGCGCAGCGTATGACTCATACCGTACGAACCTTGCGTTAGAGTCTGAAGAGTTAATGAAGACCGCGATGCATACTCCTGAGATCATGAACATGATCCGCGAGGAGCGCGGCGGTGATTACAATAGCACGAGCGGGATGATGGAGGCGCTCTGCCTCTTACCTGTGTTATACTTCGCCACCGCGTACCGAGAGTCTGTGTGTCATTGTGGTATGACGCCTGTTGAGTTCGCGATGTGCTTCGCACAAAAGAACCCTCAGATCACTAAATATCTCTCAGGTCTACTTGCGAAATGTAACTGACCTCATATATTCTTAACTCAAACACAGAGACGGAGACCACAATGGATGACCAACTCTTAAATGATCTCTACGGGATTGAACCGCAAGATCAGCAAGACGATGATATGATCAAGGCCGCTCAGGCCGAGCTCGTAGAGGCCGTCGCTGACGAAGCGGGTATCGACCTCGCGGAGATGGACGACGCAGAGCTCGATAAGTTCGCGTCATACGTCTTGTCAGACGCGTCAGATGACGTGTATACTGACCCGAGCCTCGCTGAGGCAGACCAGATGGGACGCGTCATGGCTCACGCCTACGCGGACGAGCAGATGAAGATCGCACACCAACTACAACAGGACTACCTCACAGAAGGAGACGACATGTACGACGATTTAGAGTACGCATTAGAGAAGCAAGCAGAGGCGTGGGATCTCGTAAAAGAGGCCGCTGATGTTAAGATGAAGGATCGACGCATCAGCGATCGAGTAGGTCTGACACGACGCGGAGAGAACCAGAGTCTTTTCCGCGGCGATGACTCTCTCTACAGGAAACAACGCGACGCGGGTGTCAGCCGAAGTGATATGCTACGCTCACTTATCGGGCGCGGGACAGGTTACTACGACATTAAGGCCGGTAGGGGTATCGGAAAGACGGTTAGTGGCCTCCGCGACGGATTCACTGACAAGCTTAAAGATGTCAGCGCAAAAGATCTCCGCGCGCAGCGTAAAGCGATCGCTGAACGGTTTAAGGGCACTGATGGTCGAGCACTACGCAAGGAGTTCCGATCACTCGCTATGAAGGGTGGAGGAATGAAAGGGACGGCTGGTAGAGCAGCTGATAAGTTATTTGGCAAGACGAAGATCACAGCGGCTGAGCGTAAGGCTTTGATGCAGGAGCTTCAAGGCGTCCAGCGCGGAGCGTACATGCGCGGCGCGGGTAAGGCTGGCCTCGTAGCAGGCGGTCTCGGCCTCGCGGGCTATGGCGCTTCTCGTTCGATGAGCAAGAAGAGCTCTTACGATCCTGTCATCGAGATGGTAGAGGATCTTGACGGCTGGGAGTTCGCGAAGGAAGCGGAGCTTCGCGCCGCTGAGATCCTCCTCGAGAACGGCATCGACCCTGAGACCTTCGAGGAGACCTACCCTGAGTCAGTTAAGCTCGCGAGCTTCCCTGAGCCGGGCGAGGCGTACACCTACGAGGGTGACGAGGATCTTATCGACTACAACGAGATGCTCGACGACGCAGCGTACGACATCCTCGAAGACCTCGGCTTTTAAGAGCCGTTAGCGGACGATGAGGTATGCATGTGTGGCGAGACGTTTTATGGAGCTCTTTCACAGACGAGCTGACTAAGATCGCGAGGGCTAACGCAGTCGCGAAGACGATGCGTATGCCCTCCGGCGCCACACGCGCGGCTAAGCCGCCTAATATGCTAAAGAACATAAGGCCTGGCAACCCTCATCCTCCTGTAGGGTATAGCAGTCCTTTTGCGACAAAGCCTATCAGCGGGGTTCAGCCGCGTCAATTCACGCCTATGTCGGGCGCTACGATGCAAGCGCCTTCTATGCAGGTCACGGGCGCTGGCCCTGTCGCGCAGACGGGCATGAGTCCGCGTATACCTCAAAATATGCCTAACCCGCTGACACAAGCGGGTCAGGGCATGCCTCCGTCTATGACGCAGAGCGGTCCTATGAACATGAACATGAGAAGGTATTAGTATGAACAGTAATCTAAGAAGCATGATCGAAGACGCGCTCGACGGTGAGCTCCAGGACGAGACCTTTAGCTATGACAGCTACGAGGACGTCCCGAGCGCCTACGGCGGAGACGAGATCACAAAGTTAGCTAGCGCGTTAAACTTCGTCGCGACGAACCTCGATGACCTCGGCACGACTGACGAGAAGCTCGCGGAGCTTGAGCTGCTCCAAGAGAAGATCGCAAAAGCGGAGACTACTGCGGCAGGTGCTGCAGGAGAGGCTGCAGAGGACACACTCGGCGCGTTCTATAAGAACCTCAAGGGCGGCTCAACGGTGGGCCTCGGCGACGCGTTCGGTAAGCTCTCCACGGGGCGTAAGTTCGCGGTAGGCGGTACAGCGGGTCTCGTAGGACTCGGTGCGCTCTACGGCGGCGCGAAGATGCTCGGCGGTGGAGGCGGAGAGCAGACCAACGTCGTTAAGGTGTCTAGTCTGCAAGACGCGAAGCAGCGCGCGCTCGTCAAGATGGCGGAGCACTACAACATTCCTGTTTGGGAGTTAGAGAAAATCGCAACAACAGTGAGATTGGAGCAGATGATGTCCCGCCCGACGCTACTAGGTGGTCTACAAGCTCAAGTAGATACGTCTGGTATGGCTGATGGTAAGATGAACGTTACAACGCGACGAGGTAATGTCGAGATGACTGCTGACCAGATCTCAAAGCGTAATGAGTCGATTGCTAAATCTAGATCTCGCATTGCCCAGGAGTTCGGCGCGTTAGATGATAAAGCACCACAAAATGTTAAAGATCTGTACGCTAAACTCCAAGACCCTACTCAAAAAGTTACCAACGCAGAGACGGGTGAGCTCCTTAACTACAGACGGGATAATCCTCTAGAGGCAAATAAGGCTAAGGTGCACACGGCCGAGCACGGCGGAAAAAAAGTCACAGTATTGCCTAAATACCAAAACCTTTCAGCCGAAGAGATTGTGCGCAGAACTCAACTTGACCCAAAAAACAAGGAATATATTCCGACTACGAGTGCTACCGCCGAACAGCAGGCCAAGTTTAAAGGAATAAAAGAAGAGCAGAGCGCATCAAGAGTGAAAAGGACTGGACGCCTTAACGCTAAATCTCAACAACAGGCTCTTAACGCGGCGGGCGATGCTACTAGGGCTGAAATATCGGCATTTACTAATAACGCTCGAAGTAACTTTAATAAATACCTAAATCGGAATAAGATCAGAGTCAATTCTGCCGAGAGAACTGCAATTTTTGAAGGGCTTGAAGCACACTTCCGAGGACAGAAGCTTGAAGCAGAGCAGCTTAGAAATCTAGAAAAGACGTTGGGAGCAAACTGGAGGACTCAGGCCGCTCAGTTCGTAGAAAACACTGAAAGGACTATGGGACAGACCTTTAGGGAGGACGGGACAAGGAAACGCGGCGGGTCTAAGCAACCAAATACTAAGTCTATGCAGGTACAGCAAACGCGTAAGGCCGCAACAGAAGCGGGCGAGAAAGAGCTAGGCTTCCTAGCTAAGAACCGTCGCGCGCTACTCGGCGCAGGCGCGCTAGGCGCTGCGGGCCTCGCGGGTTATGGTGCTTACAAAGCGTTCGGCGGAGGTGGACAGAGCAAGGCCGCGTCTTTAATTAGCGAAGAAGCCTTAAACGATATAAGGGCTGTAGGCAGAGGAGCAGGCTTCGGTAGGCCTACAAGAGCGGAAAGAGACGCTATGAAGAGAACCTTGAAGAAGAGGTTCACTTATAAGAAGAAAGGCATGCGTAAACTTGCAGAGGACCGCATCAGCCCCGCGCGCATCCGGGCAGGCAAGGCAGATCCTTTTAGCGGTATGGATATCCACCGTCCCGGCATGTCGCGGTCTGCGAGTCCTTATGAGCCTATCGGGATTAAGGCGCAGCGCGTCCGCGATCAGATTAACAACGATATGCACGGGTACGTGTCTCACGTCGGCGGGGGCTACAACCTCGATCGCTATCTAAACAAGTTTAACAAGTGAGGTAATCATGGCAGGTATTCCAAAAGAGTCCGTCGCGCAACTGCTCAAGACCGCGAGCGCCAAGTTAATGGAGCAAGAGCAGGAGCTCGCGCAGCTACGCGCGTGGCACCAGAACGCTCAACTCTTGACCAAGGCCGCGTCGGTCGCTGACCGTATGGTACACAACGGTCAGATCGACATGAGTGACCGTGACGCGAAGGCTTACGAGCTCGCAAACGCGCCTGAGCGCTTGCCTGTCGTCGAAGAAGCTATTAATATGATCGAGAACCCTTCGACCTTCTCGGTTGCCAGCATCTCTGACGAGTACGGAAGCGCGTCCACCGCGCGGACACAACTAGAATCATATCTTTTAGGTAATTAACACACATAGAGGTGAACAATGGCTAATCAGACATTCGAACTCGTCTCTCCCTTCTTGAGCATCTACGCTCCGTCGCGCACCTTCAACGGTGGGTCGGAGCTGCTCAAGGGACAGACCAACAACGCGCTCGTCCCCGGCGAGCTTCTCTCCTTTGACACGACCAACACTAACTACGGCGTTAACCGCGAGATCCCCGCTAAGCTAGCAGGTAACGCGGCCGACACCGTGGCGACTCAGCCAGGTTTCGTGTTCTTCAGCGAGACCGGACGCGGCGACCTCATCACGGGCGGTAAGGTTCCGGTTCTCCAGTTCGGTCCTTATGAGGCAGACACTCAAGTTTTCGCCCGTAACGTACAAGGTATCCTTCAGAATGCAGCAGTAGGCGCTGACCTCACAGCGGCTAACGGCGTGGGTAAGCCCGTAGGTATCGCGGCTGTCCGTCACCCTACCAAGTATGCGTCTGCGGCACCTAATACTGTAGCAGGTGCCGCATATGCCGCTGACACAGGGTTAGACCTCCTTATCCCCGGCCTCACCGTACTTAACGCCACGCAGATCGCCGCAGGCGCGTTTGTCGCGGGTCACATCTCACGCATCACAGGCTCAGGAGCGAACATGAAGGTTCGCGTCCTCTTCGGCCTTTAATCCATAGGAGACTAACATGAGTTATTCAGCAGAAATGGTAAATAGTCTCTTCGTAGAGAAGCTCGGTTCAGAAGAGGGGCGCGCTAAGATCGCGGCCTACGGTGGCGGCGTGATCCGTGACCACCTCCGCGAAGTGTCCTTCGCGCGTAAGGTCCTCCCTCCTCAGCCTGTGACTCCTGCGGAGTGTCAAGTCAGCACTGAGCACGACGGTCTCGTAAAGATCGAAGAGCTCGAGCCTGAAAGCCGCGCGATGGTCGTAGACTTCCGCGGTGCATCACGCGCTCGTTACATCCGGGCGCCTCGCGTCGCGGTCAGCTTCTTCACCATCGAGTCAGAGCACTTCGAGAAGACTGAGCAGGAGTTGCTCGCGTACAAGATGCCGATCACTAAGATGATCGAGGAGCAGAGCGCGAACGACCTCCAAGAGATCGAGGATCGTCAGTTCCTCATCTACGCGGAGTCTGGTGTACAGACCATCCAGAAGGCGGCTAACGAGGCAGCAGGTCTCGCGCATGACGGATTCAACGTGACTAACGTCCTCGCGGGCAACGTCGCGGTCGGTCCTGACCAGAACGCGTCAGTCATCAAGGGTCAGCTCGCGCTCGCTAGCGGTCAAGATGACTTTATCGTCCGCCCCGTCAACCGCCCTGACTTCGTTAACTTCTTCAAGCTCTTCAGCGGTCCCGATCGCCGTCTCCGCATGGAGCTCGTGCTCCTCACTGAGGCTGACTATGATGACATCCTGCAGTGGACTGTTGAAGACATGGGTGATCGTATCCAGTCTGAGACTGTCGTCGATGGCTACAAGTACAACACCCTCCTCGGTCGTCGCTTTATCCGTACCATCAAGACGGACATCCTGCGTCGAGGTGTCGTGTATGGATTCACCTCACCTGAGTTCCTCGGCTGCTTCTACGTATTGAACAACACCAAGTTCTACGTGGATAAGGTCGGGAACAAGATCACGTTCTGGTGTTGGGAGGACATCGGTATGGCGTTCCTCAACCTCAACAGTCTCGTTAAGCTCGAGCTGTTCGGTGGTTCTGTGACACCTGACCACGCAGACAACGGATCACCTATCCGTCTGCCTGCAGACGAGGAGAACCTTGGACGTGCGCGTAACCAACAGTTCGGCGATGATGGCTTCATCTCGCCTGTGGTATCGCAGTTCTAATTGACCTCGTGACGTGTTTCCTCCACTGTACTAAGGTTTAACCCTTACTACGGAGGAAGCATGTACGAGATCAAAGCGAAGTTGATCGCGGATCGCATCAACATCTCTCGCGGAGGCGCGAGGGCGCGTCGGTTGCCGAGTATCGTATTGGCGACAGGCGCTGTCCTGCGCATCGCGCCTGGCAGGAGCGTCAGAGTGACTGAACAGGTCTATGAGGCGAACAGAGCGCTTCTCGACTCATTCGCGGGGGTGATCGACATAATCGACCACAGAGAGATCACGCCGCCCGCGCCGATACCGCCTGAACCTACCGAAGAAGAGAAGCCTAAGCGTCGGAGGAGTAAGCCGAAGCCAGCACCGGAACCCGAGCCGGTGTCCGAGCCTGAGACTATTCCCGCTCCCGAGCCTGAGCCTGTGATCACACCTGATCCTGAGCCTGTTGAGGAAGAGAAGCCTAAGCGAACGCGGAGGTCTCGCAGGAAGAAGACTGACGATGCCTAAGCGCTTGTATGTACACGCGGATAACCTTCATGTATCAGGCAGAGTATACAAGCGCGGCGACATCGGATACTTTGAAGAAAGTGCGACAACTGACGCGCTTGTTAACGCAGGCGCGCTTTCTCTAGTCCCTCAGCGACCAAAAGTAGACAAACCCGCACTAATCGTAGACAATGAGGAGAGTATCTCCGCGAGCAGTGAGGATAAGTCTAATGGCAACAAGCGCAAGTCAAAGTCTAGGAGAGTTCGTTCTTCTAGTGAGACAGTATCTGAGGGACTTCCCGGAGCTGAATCGTCTGATTGACGGCGAGGAGAGCTCGGACCGTATGATCGCGTGGGCTGTCATCGACGCGCTCGATGACATCAATAACACACCGCCGCTCATAGGTGCGTTCACTGTTGAGACCTTTCCGTATAGGAGCTTACTTCTCCGCGGGACGGTCATCGCTGTCTTAGAATCCGTAGGGCTCTTACAGACGCGCAACCAGCTGAATTACAACGACGGTGGTATCCAGGTCTCTGCTTCTGACAAAGCGCCTATGATTATGCAGTGGATTAACATGCTGCGCGGATCATACGAGCAGAAGAAGCAGCAATATAAAGTCGCGGTTAACATTAGTAACGCGTTCGACGGCGGGGCGATCCTCTCGGATTATTACTTCCTCGGCGGGTATTATGACGTCTTTGATAGGATCTACAGATAATGGCACACCCAAATATTGATACACATTTAAATCCCCAGACCGCTCAAAAAGACAGCGCGCAGGTCAGACTCGAACACTTTCAATGTCTTCAGTTTATAGGCGCTAGCGCGCCTCAGCGCATCGCTAAGTTTGTGCGTGAATATGTTAACACGGCTACGCTCAAACAGGGGGGAGTCGCGAGTAATCCGGCAGACTACACGATCGATGACCAAGGCCTGCCCGCTGCATTACTGCACACGATCTATTTCAGCGATGGCATGTGGTATATCTTCTTTGATCATCACGCCTCTTACGACGCGGCGACGTTCCCGTTCAATCAGTTGCCTAGTCCGTCAGACACAGGATATGACCTATGAGCTTCTTTGACGATAATCCTCACAGCGCTGAAGACGCGATTATGTTCTACGCGCAGGTCACCTTGCCTGAGAACAAGCGCGATGCGTATCATGAGAAAACAGCCGCAGATATGAGCTTCGTGATCCCGTCGCTTATGGGCTTAGGCGCAGCAGGTACAGCAGGGTACCTCGGTATGAGAGAGGCTAAGTCTCAAGGTCGCATGGCCGCGTTACGCGACATCAAAGACGATCGTAAGCGCAAGCTCGCGATTGAGCAGACAGACAGAGACTCTCTGATGAGAGCAGCGCCCGCGGCGGGTCTCGCCGGCGGCGCGACGGCTTATCTCTTAGGGAGTCACGTCCCTGAGGAGTATGTGCGCGAGACATTAAAAGAGGGCAAGACCGTCGCGCGTAAGTCCCTGTCAGAGGCGGGCCTGCGTAAACAGATCACTCACGGGCCCGGCGCTATGGTTCAGCGCGGACTCAAGCGCCTCGGCGGGACGACGCAGTTCGGTAGAGCGCTAGCGGCGACCGCAGGTATCGGCGCCGGTCTCTACACGGGATCGCGTATCGGCAAGCGTCGTTACAAAGAAGAGAAGTCCATGAATAAGCAAGCGGGTTTATTCATGCGACCTAGTGATGTAGCGGGAGATCACAGAGACCTCTCCGCCGCGCTCGAGGAGCAGCTCAATGGTTCGCCCGGCCAGAAGGGTCATTTCAAGAAGGCCGCTGTCTCTCGTAAAACGAGCGTAGCCGCAGGCGCTGTGATCGGTGGGACGTATGAGACGATTCGACGTGAGGCGACAAAGCCTGTAGAGCCTCCTCCCGTTGAGGAGGTCAAAGGCTTTGGACCTAAGCTCAGGAGGAAGATCCACAAGGCGCGCTATAAAGGTGATCAGTTCGCGCGCAGGCATCCCGCGCACGCGACGATGATCGCGATGGCAGCGGGCGGAGCAGCGGGCGCAGCTACAGGCTTTGGTGGCGGAGTGGACGCGCTCAACAAGACGCGTAAGGGTAGAGTCTGATGAAGTTCACCTCGGTCACGGTCAGGTGCACAGACCCTGATTATCTAGACATCTCGTGGGTCGTTGACCATCCAGGCGTTGACCCCGCCGCGTTTAGATACACCGTCGAGCGAGGTGAGTCACCTGAAGGACCATTCGAGACACTTAACCGTGATCTCCACGACATCTATCAGGTGCGGGATTACATCGCGCCTCGTAAGCGCGCTTGGCGCACTCTCTATTATAGGATCATCGCTGACCATAACGGGGAGACTTATACGTCTGACCCAACTAACTGTCTTCCGCGAGCTCCGCTCGATGGCTTAGAGATCACGCGTCTTCATAACCTGCTTCTGAGGGAGTATGTCGGCAGACCTTGCCTCGTGCTCTCCTCTCGTACTTTTGGCGCGAGGTGCACAGCGTGCTATGACAGGGTCACGGGCAGACGCACCGTGTCTCGTTGCTCGGTGTGTTGGAACACGGGATTTCATCATGGATATCACAGACCGATCGTGGCCTATATTCAGATCGACCCCAATGATAAGATACAGATGAACACATCAGAGATCGTCGCCGAGCAGGCGATGACGAACGCGAGGATGAGCATCTACCCTTTACTCAAACCTAGAGACCTGATCGTAGAGCGCGAGGGTACGCGCTGGCGTATAAACTCTGTTCGACAAACAGAGCGCCTCCGCTCTCCCATACACCAAGAGGTCAGTCTTGTCAGGATACCTAATGGGGATATCGAGTATAAGATCCCAGTCTCTGTCCCTGATGAGTTTGAGACATCCCCGCGCTCCTATTCTTACAGAGGTGATGTATGAGACATAAAAATGAGAGAAAGCTCACAGCGGCCCAAAAGCGTAAATTAAGACTAAAGATGATGGCCGCGGGCGCCGGTGGCGCGGCCGTAGGCGCGGCTGTAGGGCACACGGCCGCTCAAGCCGTTAGGCGATCTAGGAGCGGACGAGCTCTCAGAAGATTACCCGGTCATCAACGCGCTGAGTTTGTTGCGCCTGTCGCGACTGCTGCGGGCGTAGCGGCTTACGCCGCTAACTACCAGCGTAAGAAGGCTAAGCGTAGATACATCGAGGAGCAAGAGATCGCAGGCGCGGTTAAGACCTCGAGCTTTGATCCTACGCAGTGGGTCATCGACTCGCTGATGAGGTGACCTGTGGTACCTATAAACGCGCCTCCGGGCTTTATACGGGACAGCAGAGTCTCTGACCCGCTCTTCGATCCTCTGTATCACGCGAACCGCGTGATCATAGGGTTCATACAGGGATTATTTAAAGCGCTCCCTTCTGGTAGATACACATGGGACGCTGACCCCGAGCGGACAGAGATCATCATCACGGACGCCGCGCCGATCACGAATGAGGTGCTCACAGCGCGCCCGTGTATCGTTACTGTCCGAGGTCAATCTCAGTACGCGAACACGGCGATGAACAGCTTAGAGCATATTGACCACAAGACAGGCATCAGGTCTTTTCGTGATGTCGTCGCGGGCTCAATCACGGTTAACTGCTTGTCTAAGAACGGAGTAGAGGCCGCGCGTCTCGCTTGGTTCGTAGGGAGTCACGTGAAGGCGCTGAGGCATATGCTCCAGAGGTCGGGACCTTTTATTCATATAGGTCAAGACGTTATGGTCATGGGGGAGATGCCCCCGCAAGGTCTGCTACAAGACCCTTCGGACATAGGGGCGGTCAATGTCCCTGTAGTCTTACAGTTTACTATCGCGCACCGTTGGGAGGTGCGGGAGCCTGCGTTGATCGCGGGAGAAATTCGTGTAAATATAGACGGAGACATAGAACAATCCACAATCGTAGATGAGGCGTGATTATGGCGGATCTAATTCGTAAACCTGGCGTAGAGATCACTCAGGTGATCTCGACCACCCCTACCCCTGCAGTAGTACCTACACTCGCGCCCTGCGTTGTGGGACCTGCTTTTGAAGTGATGGAGACGACTGTCGATGGCGCACCGAACCCCGCCAGTCAGATCTCTAGTTTCTTGTATGACCAACAAGCGTCTTCGGTCTCGCCGTCGAGCTTCAGGACGAACCACGCGGACATCAACGAGGTGTCCGTCTCCGGTCTGACCAATGAGATCAGCGCGGCGCTCTTCAGAGCTAACGGCGATGTGATCAACCTCGATCCAGACGCGAAGAGCGCGTACCTCGACAGCTTACCTCCCGCGCACAGACCTGCGATCTTTATAAGAAGTGCTGGCGTAGTCGATGGCGCGTCTGAATTTATGCGTGCGTACACTGTTAGGCTGACAGGCACCGGCATTAACCAGGCTCGGCTCATACAGATCGCCGCGGGTGAGTCTGTCGCGGACGTCGTGGCGAAGTTTATCGCAGCCGGTGTAGATTCCGCCTCTCTATATACTCCGGCCTCTGAGTATGCGTTTTACATCGCGCTCCCTGATGTGTCCGCGAGTTACAACCCGAACGCCTTCATCACGATCAAAGAGGAGTCATTTGAGGGGTTTATCGGGGGAGATAATCTCGCTGAACTCAATCCAGCTGATCGTGTGATCCACGACATGCGCGTCGTAGGGAGCGGGCTGTACGCGTCACCTTCTGCGGGACGTTCAACGACGACTAAGATCGAGGTGAGCTCCGGCACTTTTCACTTCGGAGACGCTGACGTGGATGCCGTTTCCGACGTAACGATTTATGAGGGCGGGCCCCGAAATGCTGACAGCGGTCGACCTGCCTGGTTACCAGTGCGCTGGGACGGTACGGCAAACTCCGCCTATGTCGCGACGCTCCCGCCATTCCCTACGTTTGATGACCTCAACCTTCAGGCGGCATTGCCTACGCGAAACGGTGATGTGCTCGTCGTAGACGGCGTAGAGCTCGGGCAAGTGCTCAGCATCCTGCCTTCTTCGATCGAGGTCGGCACTGTAGACAGCGCGAACAGCCAATATAACGCTGAGGGCGGTATCATCAATCAGGTATATACCCGCGTGGCGCTCACGCGTGACTTCAGCCCTAAGCACGCATACTTCATCGCGAACGAGCTCAGCGCTCAAGAGCTCGACGGCACAGTCAACGCGAGCGTAGGTATCGACATCTCAGGCTCCGTGGACGCCGCGTCCACCGCGTCTGTCACGTTTACGATCGCAGCCGCTGCTGACCTCTCAGGCCTCGCCTTACTCGTCCAGACCTCTCAGTCAGGCTCCACGACGAGTAACTTCACCTTCGTCTTCCCTAACGGCACTGACGATAACGCCGCAGACCTCGCGGTCGAGATGAACAACCAGATCGCGGCTTCAGGTCAAGCGCAGCTGTTTACCGTATCAGAGGCAGGCGGGACCATCACCGTAGAGACGATCGCGACCGGCGCGGATCAAGGCATCACACTCCTCAGCGCGGCTGATGGATCTACGGCGCTCAACGCGAACTATCTCATCACGGGGTCAGGCGCCGCAGAGGTTTCACAAAACGGAAGCAACCTCACATCCAACGGAGCGCTCAACGTGGCAGACGCTGTGTTCGCATGGACGCTCGACGATAATGAGTATGAGTACAGCGTCAGCGTAGGCGGTCAACTCGTCAACGACCTCATCGACGCGATCAACCTCGAGGCAGGTTACACGCTCGCGAGCGTGGCTACTGTCGGCGTTGTGACTACCCTCACGCTCTCATCGAGCTTGGTAGGTAGATCATCAGCGATCACGGTGTCAGCGTTCGCGCCTCTTGGGTTCGGGGCTCAGAGTGCAACAGGCACAGGTCGACCTAACCCTAACGTCTCTGTCAGCCCTACAGGCATCGTGAGCATCGGCGCGCAGATCATCCGTAATCAACGCACAGGCGCTCCTCTGAGTCCTGTCGCGATCGGAGAGATCGGCGTAGGCATCGCGTACCGAGGCTTGCGCTTAGACCTATCTACCTCAGCGATCAGCCCAGGTCTGCTACAGATCTCGGACGTTAACGACCTCACTACTCAGCTCTCTCCTGTAGACACACGAAATCCCCTATCATTAGGTATCTACTACGCGATGCTCAACGCAGGAGACGGCGTGACCGTGTCAGCGATCAGTGTCGACGACGTAAGCTCATCAGAGCCTGAGGGCACAGCGCTCGCATACATGCGCGCGGCGGAGTTCATCGAGGCTCACGAGGTATACGCGGTCGCGCCGCTCACGCACAGCGAAGAGGTCATCGGCATCTTCAATCAGCACGTTACAGACATGAGCGCGCCGGAGGCGAAGCGTGAGCGCGTCTTGATCTCCGCGCCTCCTGTACCTACTCGGAGGAACAGCATCGTGCTCTCTTCAGGCGAGTCCGCTGAGTACAGTAACACTCCGAACCTCGTCGACCTTAACGACGGAGGCATCGAAGCGGCGGCAGACGGTAATGGGATTGACCCATCTCTGCCTGTCCCTGCGGTACTTGAAGATCGCCGTGAGGTCGTTCTTCAGATCGAGATCGGTGATGAGACGCGGCACTACAGCGTGTCTGCGATCTCAGGCTCTATGGTCACTGTTCGTGTGTCAGGCATGCCCAACAGTGACGGGTACTACAGCGCGGTGCCGATCGCGTCTAGCTTCAGCGACGCTAAGTACAGCCTGTTCGTAAGAGGCGCTAAGCTCTTGCTCCCTGGCACCAACATCGCGGATCGTCAGGCGATCGCCACGACTGTACGCGACCGCGCTCAGCAGTATAATAACCGCAGACAGCTACGCCTCTTCCCAGACTCTGTCCAGAGCGTGATCGGAGGCATCGAGCAGTCAATCCCTATGTACTTTTATGCGTGCGCGATCGCGGGTGAGACCGCTGACCTCAACGCAGAGACTCCGTTCTCACGACGGAGTATGGACGGATTTACGAACGTCGCTGACCTTGGGTTGACTAGCGATCAGCTCGACATCGTGAGCGCTGGTAACTGCGTGATCGAGGTGGAGTCAGCAGGTATGGCGCCTTCGATCCGTATCCAGTCAACGACCGCACCTGACGCCCTCGAGACGCGCGAGTATAGCATCATCAAGGCGGTAGACTTCTTCGCTAAGCAGCTGCGCTCTGCGCTCAAGGGTAGAGTTGGTCTGTTCAATATCACGCAGACATACATCGACGACACCTCTACGATTGTGGATATCATCTGTCAGGGCGCTGTCAACAACGGGTTGCTCGCGAGCGCTAACATCACGCGCGCCGAGCAAGACGCTGACGCGCCTGATACAATGCGTATCGACGTTAACGTCGGCGTCCTCTATCCCGCCAACTACATCAAAGTCACGATCTTCGTATAAGGAGTTTTACACATGGCATCTAACAAGACTGTCCTCACATCGGCGCAGAAAGCTGCGCGCTCTTCTTCTTTTGGTAGCGAGCTCCCAGAGCGGCCTCACTCACTGACGCGAGAGGTCGATGACCTACGCTCTGACGTGGAGGCCGCGTTCGCCCGCCTTGAGTCTCAGACGTCGATCCCTGTGATCTACCAGAACAACATCATCCCTAAAAATGGCGACCGTAAGGTAAGCGCTGACGCGACGATTCACGGCGCTAATCTACTCTGCGGTCAGACACAGGCTTCGGTCACGATCGCGAACATCACGTTCACCGCGATCCTCCCCGGCACTGCAGCAAACGCGTTCAGCGTGGAGATTATTCAAGGTGCAGCAGCGATCGGTTCCGCCTTTAACGCCAACAAGCTGACCATCACCTTAGCGGCCGGAGGCAGCTCTAACGATGCAGTAAGAGCTGAGGTAAACAGCGATCACGCCAATAAGGTCACTGCTGTTGTAAATGCTAACGGTGGTGTAGACTGCGCTGTCGCGGCGGCGACCTCACTGAGCGGAGGCATTGGGTCAGGTGCCCATCTTTTGATCCACAGCAGAGGTACCGCTGATGACTTTAGTGCTGACATCGATACCTTCAGTGACTCGCAGATTACACTAAAAGCAACAGGTGTGGCGCTGACAAACCAACCTGCGGTCAATGCTGTATGCTCGGTCATTGTCAAGAACCTCAACAACAGCGCGATGAGTCACCCGTCGCCTACTCTCCCTACTATCGCCTAAGGAGTAAACCATGGCAGCAGGCACATTTGACTTCAAACCGTATGAGCGGTACGTGCAGCAAGGCATGCCGGATGGGGCATATGCGTCTGGTGCGTTTACCCTCATCGCGGCAGGACCCCCACGCCTACTGGAGGGCCCGATCGGCGCCCTCGCAGGTGAGGCGCTTACATACCCTATCGGTATGATCCAGAACTTCTCGCTCTCGCACAATCGACAGTTCTCGCGCGTGTTCGAGCTCGGCTCGGAGCGTAGCTACTTCATCAGCGGGCGAACAGTCGGCCAGATCTCGTTAGGGCGTGTTCTCTATCACGGGCCCTCAATCCTCCGCGCGCTGTACTCCTCATTCCAAGACCTCAGCGCGCCCGTGACCGTCAATCCGTTTAACGCGTTGGCTACAGCGGCGAGTCTATACAACGACAACAACACGACGGGTAACGGCTATAACAAGCACAACGTGAAGATCAGGCCTGGGTATAACAACCTCTACCTGAATCTCGCGTCTGACATGTTTAGTCAACCTATCGGCCTCTTGATCAAGACCTTCGACTCTAACGAGAAGACGATCGGGGCTGTCTACGCTGAGGGTTGCGTGATCCCTACACACGCGATCTCTACAGACAGCCAAGGCGTTCTTGTACAAGAGCAGGTCCAGATTCAGTTCGAGCGGCTCGTACCCGTCCGCACGAATATGGTTGACCTCGTGCAGAGTACGTTAGACACTACGCTGCCTAGTGCGTTCGGGAACAGTATCGGAGAAGACTAATGAAGCAGCTTGAGGATTTCGCTCGCGATCACGCGCGACGCGTCGCTATGGAGAAGGTCGCGGGCGTGAGTGATCGCGTCAGCGCTTTCCTCGGCAACAAGGCCGCTGTCACAGGGGCTGGCTTCGGCGCGATCGTAGGTGGCGCGCGTGGCGCTAAGGGATCACGTGAGGGTGAAGAGGGTTACGGCGCGCTCACGGGCGCCGCTCTCGGCGCTGTCGGCGGCGGCCTCTTGGGCGCAGGCGCTCGCTCACTTTACAAGAATGTGCCCGCAGGGTTTAAGGGTCGCAAGGAAGGCCTCGAGGCTCTTGAGAAGGAGTACATGAGTAAGAACCGCATTAGATATAAGCCCGAGAGCGGTCAAGCCTTGAAGGACTTCAAATCAGGGCTAAAAGAATATAGAGCGGATCAGCTGAGCGCGATGCGCAAAGCCGAAGACCTCGCGTCCGCAGGTCTTGAAGGCAAAGCGGCGCGCGACGCCATCGACGCTGTTCGTAAGTCTAAAGCTTACGGGTCAGCGGGTCAGTTCAAAGCCGGCAAGGAGCAGCTCGTCGGCGGTCTGATCGGAGGCGGTCTAGGTGTCGGTTATGGCGCGTACCAGCTCAAGGACGCGATCAACATCAACAAAGCCTCCGACCAAGAGCGCGCGCTCGACGCCTACGTCAAGTCCGCATCGTACGAAGCGGCTGACGCCGTAGGCAGGATGATGGCTAGCGTCTCCACCGACGACGGTGACTTCCGATAACCACCGAGACGTCGTCTTTTGAGGGGTTGACCACGGCGGTCAGACCCTCCACGAACAGGAACTTGTCCATCTCCTGACGAGTGCCGTAAGCCATCGCGGTGCGCTCCGCGCCGTACCGACGTACGTCGGCTCCTGCTTGAGGTGTTCGTGTGCTGTTCATGAAGCTCGCAGGGCCTTTGCGGTTAGCCGCGCGGGCGGCTAGCTCAACGCCTTTGACCAATAGATCTATCTCGATTAGCATTATCGCCCCTCCTTAATGATCACGTCGCAGTGCGACGTCTCGCGCCACACGCAACCGCACTTCTCGCACTCCCAATTCGTCGAGAGCTGCGCCTCAAAGGTCTTCACTACCGCGATGTGGCGACACTTTTCGTTCGGGCATATGAGACACGCTCGTCCGAGCGTGTACATGAGCGAACTCCAAGGCTCGTCCTTTTCATTGCGAGCGACAGTTGCCTTGAACCTGTCGGCGCTGTGCTTTACGATGGCGGCACCCACCAAGGTACATCCAATCGCCAACACTCTCTTGAGGCCGGGGTCTAGTTTTATGTCTCTCATTGATAAGTCCTCTCTGCGTGAGAACGCGGAAACGCTCTCTCCACATATTGGTTCAGTGGTCACAGACGCGCTGAAAGACAATGACGCCGTGACGATCTATTATCGCAGAGGTAAGCTCGCGCTTGCAGACCCGAGAGACGTGATCATACTCGGTGAGTTGAGCGAGGAGGACGCGCTCCGTGTGATGGCGACGCTTAATCTCTCCGATGAGTCTATGGTTGACCACTTAGAGAGACGTGTGTCCCAGGACAAGGCGGACGCTAAAGGTACTTGACCTCGCATGACTGCCCGCTACACGCAGAGTCCTGCATAGGCGCGGTCGTGTCTGTCTTCTCGTGCATCATATCGTAAGGTACGTTCTTAAGATCATACACGAGCTTCTCCCATTTCTGAAGGCCGAGTACATGGTATACCAACGTGTCTAACGTCTCACCGTCCTTGAGGTTCTTTTCCGAGGCTTCGTAGTCTCCCTTGATCGCGAGCTCAGTCGACTTCTTCCCGTACCGGCGCTCCAGCGCCTTCACGTCTAAGACAGCCTGATTGGGTAGCTGCGGGTAACATGACTCGCCGATATCGCCGAGCATGGCTACGCCTGTAAGCTCGTGCCTGTGCGCCCAGAGGTAATCTGACACCTCATCCCACTCGCCCTCACCTACGGAGACGGTGTTCGAGACGTTGTGAGTCAAGCCTTCACAAGACGCCGAGCGCGCTAGACCGTGAGCTACCCAAGACCTCTGTACGGTGTTGACCTTCTCTAAGAAGTCAATCGCGGTGATGTCCTCTTTGAACACGGAAGTGTCTGGGTACTCAAGAGGGAACGCGACTACGGTGTCAGTGCCTCCGCTAGACCATTGTGACTCTTCACAGAGTGTAGGGTTGATCTGCTCAAACATTTGAAGGACAGGGTTGTCCTTGTTGACCTGTATGTGGCGAATCACCCTCTTACCGAAATGCGGGTGTACACCGCTTGATGTTCCGAGGATGATAGATGTCGTGCCCGCAGGCTTAACGCACGTGACTCGCGCCGCAGGGGGTATACCGATGAGCGAAGACACGTGGGCGTTAGTCTCTACCGCGACTTTCGCCGCACACGAGAGGACCTCTTCGTCCAGTAGGAGGTCGGGACGCTCCATGATCCCTGTAATCGATACGCCTAAGAGCGACTCCCGCTCGATAATCTCCTCCGAGACAGGCTCCAGGTAGCCGTGAGCTGTGTAGCCCGCCTGTAGAGTCCCGATGATCGACGCGTTTCTGGCGGCTAGGTTGAGATCTTCAGGCGAGTTGACCGCCCCGCCGTTGATCTCCGTGAGGTTACAGGTCTGCCAACCCGACTCATACGAATAACCCTTGTTGAGATAGGTGACGCGGTCATTCAGCATAGAGAGGGTGTAGTCTTGGACGATATTGCCTTCCTCATCCTTGATGAGTAGAGGGCACATACCGATCTCAACGCAAGGGTTATACAGGTAGTACGGTGAGTTAGAGAAGATCACGCCAGGCTCGCCGTATTGCTTAGCGCTCTCGATGAGTTCGTCGAAGGAGGCCTTGTCGTCATCGTCTAGGATGTGAACCGCTGAGATGTTAGCGAGGCCGCGCTGCATGTTCTCCTCATACCAGTTCCCCGTCTTCGCGGAGAGCATATCCCTGTCATCCCTGTCGAAGAGCGCGATCGTGGCGGCGCGTCTGCGCCCTCCGCTGATCACAGCCTCACTCGCGTACATCACGATGTCAAAACAATGAATGGGGTCGAGGTGAGTCACGTCGTTCTGGACGAGCTCGACTAGTAAAGACTCGATCTTCTCAAGAGCTGTCTCGAGAGGTTCGCTACCGGGCGCGGTCCCTCCAGCGCTGATCGGCGAACCTTTCGGTCTAATCTCATCAAAGTCGAAGTCAGGGATCGGCGCGTCTGTGAGGTAACCCTCCATCAACGCGCTAAGCGCATCGGCCCAACCCTCGATAGAGTCCTCGACTACATGATCTAGAGAGATCTTGCGCGCCCACGTGTCTTTATTCACAAGAGGAGGTAGGCTGTCTGTGTGTACTCGCTGAACGCTGAATCCTACGCCGACACCGCACAGACCCATGTAGAGCGCCTCCGCGAAGAAGCGAACGCGGTCACAGTAGCTCGTAGCGCAGTTATAGATTCGCATGTTGTGGCTGAGGACCGGAGGCCCTCCAAATTGTAGCGCTCTCTGAGACGCTAAGACTTCCTTACGCTTCACCGCGTTAAAAGATGTATCGATCAGCGTATGGACCTCCTCTCCGAGGTGGTCATACTTCTCACGGTGCATGTCACGCATCCGATCGACAGCCTCTTCAAAGGTCTCTCTCCTAGAGAGCTCATCATTATACCTCGCGTACGTCGACGCGAACACAAAATCTGACATCGCCTGGTTACCGCCGCTCATTGTCACTCCACATGTAGGGCTAAAGTTTAATGTTTAGGCGACGTTAGCGTGCCGCCCTCACCTGTAACCGAACTTAGCGCTCCGCGCAAATCAGTCTCAGATGAGGGCAATAGACTACACGATATCTTATCCGGTAGTCTAGAGTCTCTTAGGCATGACGAGCGCGTCCGCGTCCTCGCCGATGAAAGAGCATGGCTTGTTACCCGAACCGTCCTCTGCGATAGGCACGATGAACTCAACGAGTTCGCCTACGGCGTTGAGGCACGTCGTTAAGTATATAGCTTTCCAGGCTGACCTAAAGCGTCCGTCCTTGATGCGAGAGGCGTCGCCCATTAAATCGCAGTCAATCGTGGTGTGCTTTTTTCGAAGAACCTCTTCGTTATCAGGTGTCACCTCTGTCGTTGATAAGAAAAGCTCAGCGCCTTCTTCTTCTTTGTAGGTGAAGTAGATCGTATCTTCCTGCCCGAAGGACTTCCCAATCTTGGTCACGAAGCGAAAGAGTTCATCAGCCGGCACCCTGAAGAAGCTGGCGGGAGAGAACTCTTTCGCGATCGCGGAGACGTTAGGCCCTTTCTCCTTCGTGTTGTAGTAAGAGAGCGTGACGAGCCCACCCTCTGCGCATATGCCATGAAACCTAACCTCTTTCTGATCGGAAGACGCGTATAGCCACTCGACTTTGCCTCTCCACGCCTGCATGATCTCCAACACAGTGAATGGTATCGTCGCTACATCAACACCGGAGTCGACGCTCTTTTGAACGAGCCAGTGGCCCGTCGTGAAGCACAGAAGATCTTCGCAGACGTACGCCTGCTGAAGGTTACTTCGGGACCTGAGGAGCTTCTTGATACCTTTGCTCTTTGTGAGCGGCGCGAAGATGTCAACGCCTTCGATAGACTGTATCTTATCGAGCGGTTCGTAATCGATGGTTTCGACAGCGTTCGCTACCATCCGCAGCTCCTCTGTGTCCTCCGCGTACATAGAGAGCACGTCATCTTCGTCGATCTCTCTGTAAGAGGCCTTCGCGGCGTCTCTCACAAAGTCAAGGTCCAAGAAGTCGTGAACAGGCCAATCCTCGTCGGGCAGCACAGAGGGTGAGTCTTTCCCTTGCCACTGTACCGTGGCGTAGACAGAGTAGTTGTGAGCGGCGGTGACGTACGTCCCGGCCGCTCTCGTGTCGATAAAGACAGCGCACCTATCTTTATCTGTGTCTCGCTTAATCACAGTGAAGGCTTTGTTGATTAGTGAAAAAACGTGCATGTCACCTCCTTTGGTTTGCACTAAACTTTTATCACTGACAAGTGTATAACTGATAGACCCCACAGGAAGGACGTCTATGAACGGCTTTGATTACTATTTGATAAAGACATCATCCGGCTTAAACGTTGATCACCTCACGAGTTCCGCGAAATCGGGAAATCAGGTCGCTAAGGTTCAACGCGCTGCGGAGAAGAGCGGGAATAAGATCTCTAAGTCGCAAGCCGCGATGTTGATCGCTATGGGCGTAGGTGTAGGCGTCACAGGAACACTTGTCTACAGACAACACAAGGAGAAGAAGCGTGCATTACGTACCTGAAACACTGTTACTGGCTGATATGCTCTTAAAGCTCGCGGGCCACCCCGAAGATCGACTCGCAGAGCGTACGTCTCTCCCTCCTGAAGCTCTAGTGCCGGTACGCCAAGGTCTACGAGGCAAGCATCTCCCTCGCGGGTCTCACCATGTTAGACTTGATGGTGGGGGTTACGTCGTCGTGAAGGACGTAGGTCGTCGAGGTAACCCGCGTCACGTCGTGGCCACAGTCCTCAGTGAAGACATGTCACCTCCTGGTTATGACGTGACGTATGACGTGATGGACGCGGAGCCCGATGACGTAAGAGTCGTTAAAGTGTTGAGCGGTAAAGATCGTGGGCGCAGAGAGACTTACAGCGCATCCCAGAAGAGAGGCCCGAACAGCCACAGCTTCTCGGAGACGAAGACGCTCTCTTCTGTTAAGGTCGCGAGCGTCGATCTCGAAGACGTCAGGATCCGCGTACGCGCTCTTCAGCACGATCCGGACACGCTGTCTAACTACGTCAATCAGATCCGCAGGGAGAACAAGTACATCAAGGCTGGACCTAACGACTTACCGCTTGTACCACCACCCTCCAACGACGGCGAGGAGACTAAGCGCGAGGTAGAGATGATCCTCTCTACGATGGAGAAGGAGCCGCTTGACCCTAGGTTTGTAGACAGCGCGAGCGAGAGCGTAAATAACGTGTTCTACGGTATGTGTGAGCATTTAGGGCTAGATCCCATCGACGAGATCGCAGAAGACATTGCGCAGGACGTCCTCAAGATCGCGATGTACCTTAAGTACAAATTCTTAAGACCTAGACCGTACCAGCTCGCGCCTTACTATGATGGGGATATACAGTCAATGGACGAGAGCGCGGAGGAGAGTCCAGCTTACCCTTCCGGTCACAGCATGATGGGTTTCGCGTTGAGCAAGCTCTACGCAGATCAATACCCGGAACACGCTTCCGCTTTTACAGAGCTCGGCAGACGCGTAGGCCTCTCGCGCATACAGGCCGGTGTGCATTATCCATCCGATGTTCAATACGCGAAGGCGTTGATTGAGCACCTCATGGGTCCTCTGCCGCAAGAGAAGAGCGCGAGCCTCATCGGCGCGGCTACAGGCGCTTACGTCGCGGGCGGGGATGCGAAGCAGAGAGCCGCCGGTGGTGTCGGAGGAGCGACTGGAGGAATGGTAGGTAACCTTGCTGGTATGGCGGGCGGAGCAGCACTCGCTGTCCCGCTAGGCTACGCCCCTAGCCTAGAAGGTAAATCTTTAAAAGAGATCGTTAAAACACCTATCCAGTCAGTAAAGGGACTAGGAGGTAAGGGTTTCGCGCTCTCGATGGGGCTCAGCACGGTAGGCGCTGTTGCGGGAGGCGCGATTGGTGGTAAAATGGCGGGAGATGCGTACAAGAAGCGCAAAGAGGGTAGGGAGAAGAGAGCGTCTCTCATCAAAACACCCAACCTTGACCGACTCGCTAGGAGCTAGATTATGAGTAAACTTGGACTAGGTATAGGAGCAGGGGCAGCGCTCGGATATCTCACGTATAGGATGCGTAAAGGCCTCGCTAAGCAGGTAGCCGGGCCTAAGCTTCTCAAGCCCGAGGCCAAGTCTACTCAACCTTCTATGAAGAAGGTGAAGTCCTCCATGATCAAAGAGATCGGGTACACGGGTGGCGACCTCCTCGTCAGGTTCAATGACGGGAGGATCTACGAGTTTAAGAGAGTGCCTCCCGCTGTTTATAGGCGATTGTCTTCATCAGACAGCGTAGGCCAGAGCTTTAACCGAGACGTTCGTGGTAAGTACGACCACGAGAAGGTCGGGTCTGCGCAGCCTATAGATCGTATCCCGTCGCCGACTCCTGTGAAGACTCTCCACCAAGTCCTCGGCGACTTACGTAAACTAGACACCCCAGACAAGTGGAACGCTTATAGGAGAAGTCAAAACAATAGACGCCAGAACACGGCTAGTCACCATGTCAAATGATGATCGCTTAAAGAGATCTGTTATCGGAGCGGGAGCGGGACTCGCGGTAGGCGCCGGCGCTGTGCTCGCGCTACGTCCCGGCTTGCGTAAGATGTTGACGCACCAGGTAAAGAGCATCGGTAAGGGAGGATCGCGAGCTGTCGCGTCAAGCGCGGAGTTACCTAGAACCGCTCTTCAAGACGCTAAGGCCATACGCTCCGCACTGAGGAGAGCAGGCATTGATCCGCGAAAAGCTAAAGTCGGCATCATCGCGACCCCGGGCACAGGGAAGAGCACAATGGCGCGAGCTCTTGAGAAAGAGTTAGGCGTCAAGAGTATCAATTTAGATAAAGCGAAGAGTTCCCTCAAGGGGCGTCGCGCTCAAAACTTCATCGACAGTAACTTTGGTGGAAATATCCCCCAAGGGTCTGTCCTCGAGCAGACACATATGCCTCACGGGTCTAATATGGATCAGTTTGACGTAGTGATTAAGCTCGAAAGAGACGCTGATGAGGTCCGAAGATCTATCCTCAAGCGCGGTAAAGGCGCGCACCAGACGGACTATATAGACTACAAGACGCTTCAAGGTGAGATTAACGAGAGCTTTAACTCGCTCAACGGGCGTCATGTGAGAACGCGCGGAGGCGTAGACATCAAGATACGAGGCAAGGGCGGGTTTCAATCCGAGAGAGGCAGGCTCAATAGAGCACGTGAGCTCGGGCTTGACGTTGAGCGGTTTAAGAAGCTCACCCAAGCTCAACAGCTCGCGTCTCTTGACAGAGGTAAGATCATAAAGCCCTACGGGATCACGAACTCTTTCAATCTCAGAAAAGTATTAACAGACACCGCGTTGGTCACAGGGGGCACGGCGGGAGGCGCTATGTATGGATATAGAGAGAAGACATCTGCGCTGAGCAGAGATCAGAAGAAGAAAGCGCTCATCGGCGCGGGGCTTGGGATAGGCGCGGCGGCGGCGATCACCCTCGCGAGACGCCCAGGACTCAGAGCGCACCTCAAGGCTAAGTACAACACGATGTTCTCGAGCGGTGAAGAGAAGGCGCTCGCTAAGCTGAACATCTCCGGCAAGATACCTGAAGCGTCGGTTCAGAACGCGCGTCGCATGATCCGTGACTTGAAGAGGCAAGGGTACACGACCGCGCAGATTAAGAAGATGCGTATCGGTGTCGTCGGCTCGACAGGCTCCGGGAAGTCATCTCTCGCTCGTGCGATTGAGCAGGAACTCGGCGCGGCGCGTATGTCGCTCGATGAGTTTATCTCGTATAACCCGTTAAAGGCGGGCAACGTCAACATCGACGCCGCGATCAAGGCAAAGGGCGGAGTTAAACCCGGAACTGTCGTAGAACAGTCTCAGCTTCTCCACACAGGTGATCCTTCGCACTTTGACGTGATCATGAAGATCGAGAGGCCCGCAGAGGACATCAAGCGCGGTCTCATCGAGCGGGGTCACGCTGCGGTGACCGCGGACTATGTTAATATCAGTAAGGCGCAGACTACAGTCAACGAAGCCTTCAACACGATCGGCGGCAAGCGGAGGCGTCTCGGCCAAGGCGTCGAGATGATCGTTAAGCCGCGTGGCGGTAAGACCGCTGAGACCTTAAGATTAGAACGCGCCCGCGAGCTCGGGCTCAACGTAGAGGAGTTTAGTCGTATGAGCAGACGCGACCAGATACAATCGCTCGCTAATAGAGCGAACAGGACCGGACAGAGCTTCAGAAGTCACATCTCGAGCGGAGCGTTAAGGCAAGACCTATCTGTCGCCGGAGGCCTCGCAGTCACAGGCGGTGCGGCGGGCGGTTACATGTCTAAGGAGTCAAGCGCGAGAGGTCGTATCGACGCGGTCATGGCTCAAATCGATAACCTAGAGATGCAGAAGAGAGCGTTCGCGGGGGCAGCGACCGCCGCTGCTGTCGGCGCGGTCGGCGGTGGCGCGATCGGCGCGTTAGCGGGCGGGGAGGGTAACCGAGGCGCTGGGTTCATGACAGGGGCGATGCTTGGCGCGGGCGCGGGGCTCGGCGCCGCGAAGCTCACAGGCGGTTTGGGTAAATTATTGCCGGGAGGTGCGGCGGGAGGCACTAGAGTGGCGCGCGAGACGCTAGCTAAGCGTATGGGCGTGGGCGTGAAGGAGTTATCGGACGATCTCGTCTTATCGAGTCGCGGAGGGGCGGCCCTCAATCCCGTCACCGGTAAACCCTTAACCATGAACCAGCTCACTCAGCTTAGACTAGACGCAGCTAGTCAACCTCAATTAGCCGAAAGGTTAAGAAGAGCAGGCCTCCTCGAAGGTAAAGTGAATACCGCAGGTGCGCAGCTCAAGTTCATGGGAGATCTCGAGAAGGCAATCGCGACTAATGACCCTGCAAAGATCCAAAAGGCGTATGACAGCGCGGTTAAATCAGGTGTGATGGACGAAGCCGCTGCCGCACAGCAGATGAGGTATACAAATCCTGAAGGCTATACCCGTTTTAAGGAGACTCAAGCTAACGCGCAGCGCGCGGCAAATGCCGCGTCTCCAACACCTCCTGTGCAAACAACGCCCACACCGAGACAAGGCTCTGCGCCCACGCCTCCCACCACGCCTCCCCCCATGCCTCCCCCCACGCCTCCCCCCACGTCTCCCCCCACGGCTTCGCGTAGAGCAACTCAACAAAGATATCAAACCCCTCCTTCGAACCTAAGTAACCCGAACACTCAAGTCCATAAACTGGAAGATATGTACCCGATAAGTATCTCCGGCGCTCAACTCTCCACTCAAGGACCTAAACTTCCTGCTGTAGGTGATATGCGCGTCCCTATGACTTTATCGCAAGCGGGGGCTAAGACTCCTAATTTTGCTCCTTACAATTACCCCATCAGCTAGGTAGTCACTTATGTCAACTCAGCACTCATCTCCTAGCGCGAGAAGCGCGTGTAAGTACAACAGCACGACAGCCGAGAAGCTTGTCGGACCTCGCGGTATACCATCCCGCGCGTTAGAGGCGTACCCTGACCTCGCAGAAGAGCTATCATCGATCAAGTTCTACCAAGCGGTTAAGGCCTTTCAGGTAGACTGTATGGGCGAGGCTGCTCGTAACGCTGACGGTAAGCTCGGGCCAATGACGTGGCACAGACTCCTCTCTCGCTTTCAACCAGTCATGGCGCATGATAACTACGTAGTAGAGCGAGGACGCAGAGTCTCTATCGGAGGCAGCGGATCGCCCTACCGTGTACTCAACTTTGATCAAAGCGAAGGATACTCACTGCACGAAGCTGGGCACTTCACGCCGTGGGGCAATCAAGGGATCGACCGCGTCATCATGCACTGGGGCGGACTAGACCCGAAGCATCTCCACGCGGTGATGAACGTACCTGACCGCAAGGTGAGTACGCACTTCGGTATCGGTTTGATCGAAGGTGTACCTACCGTGTGTCAGTATATCGACCTCGCGCACAAGTCGTGGCACGCAGGTAAGCACAACACGAACTCTGTGGGCGTAGACATCTGCCAACAGCCCGTATACAAGTGGAGCTCTCGTTATATCGATCAAGGCTATAACATCAAGAAGATCAAGAACCCGACAGATCGAGGTAACCGCAACATCCTCTCACTTGAGCCGCGCATCGCGTCTGCGACTCGTGCGTTCGTGAGAGACCTCATGGACGTCTTAGGGCTAAATGAGAGCGCGCCTGATCACCACGGGGTCGTCTCCGACCCTGATCAGTACACGCTCTTAGGCCACCACCACCTCACGAGCCGCAAGTGGGACATCGCGTGCTGGTGGGACGATGTCTTTTTAGACTAACTCAGCGCATAACGCCGGATAGTCACGCTCCACTCGCTCGGGGGGCCACGCGTGGCCTCGCCTCTCCCCCTCCGCTCGCAACCACCCTAGTACACGCTTAGATGTGGGGCGCTTGACGCATATACACGCGTCATAACAGTCACGGAAGGCGGACTCCTCGCCCATCTCCGCGAGGAGAGTGACATACACACTGATCGCACAGATCAGTGCGTTCGTGCTGTCTGACTGAGGCGACATGAACGGAGTCAAAGGCGCGATCATATCTGACTCCTCGCCCTCCACCAGCTCTCGCAGGTTACGAAAGACACTCGGCGCGATGTTTCGGATCTCCGGATCACGCATCGCGCCAAGCGCGAGATACGCGATATCCTGAGACTTCGAAATCATAGCGGTCAGCTCGATCGCTGAGATGATCCATAAGACTGACCACGCCTTGGCGTCAGCGTCTTCAGCCAATCGCTTTTTTAGAGCGCTGAGCTGCGCTGGGATGTCGTTTGACACAGTGTTCTCCTTCCCGCGACGTACGGCGGGTGTGAATGAAAAGATGAGCGATGTGCATCGCTCGGGAACACTACGTTATCCCTCAGACTCGCCTGTTTTTGCGCTACTCCCTGTCCGCCTCTGATATGTCGAAGTCGATAACGCCGTCGCGCATCATGTTAAGGAAAGGCGAACAGAAGAGATCAGCACCGAAGTCTGGCTCGGAGAATGAGTAGAACGGCATGTAGACGAGCGTCTCGACAGGATCTTCGAAGAAGAGCTCCTCATATACGTCGATGACTGTCATGATGATGCTCCACTTCGACTGCCAAGGTAAGCGCACCGTCCCGTCCAAGAACAGCTCGAGCGCCTTGACGAAAGCACGATAGAGCACGAACAGCATCCACAGCGCGTCGATGGTGACGAGTATGAGGATAACGGTTATGATGTTTAACGCAATAGATAACAAAGGAGGGCTCCGTGAGTAAGAGAAGAGATCCAAGATACGTGGCTATAGGTTTACATGAATACGGCCACGCTGAGAACGCAGAACGTTCAAGATATCCAAAGCTCAGAGGTATCGGACCTAATGTATCTTCTTCGTCGAGTATGGGTATAGGCTCTGTGGCAGGACTCGTAGGTAGATCGCGCTTCGGTATCGCGGGCGGCGCTCTAATCGGCGCAGGCGTGAGCGGACTCGCGTCTCTCCCATTACTCGTAGAGGAACACCAAGCGACAAAGAACGCGCTGAGGATGATGAAAGAGGATGGTGAGTTATCTGACGCAGAGTACAGGGAGGCGAAGAAGTCGCTTAAGACAGCGTACCGCTCGTATGTCACCGACGCGCTTAATAAAGCCGCCGTGTCGGGTAGCATAGGCTCCGGTAACGTCGGCGCGGCTACAGGATTACTCGGTGGGTCACTCGCCAACACGCACATCACCAACAAGCGCATCAAGAGGGACCTCAGCGATGTACGCGGGACTAAAAGAGATGTACGGGCGATTAACCGCATGAAGAAGAGACGCGGCCTCAAAGCTGACCAGTATTACACGCCGATCAAGAGCGGATTACCCTCGGCGTACTACGCGCCTCCTCACGCGCACGTCAGCGACGTGATCTCCCGTGAAGAATATAAGAAGACTTTACAGAAGAGGACAGGGTCTAAGATCAGAGATCGGTCTCTCGACAGGGGCGCGGTCTTCTTCCCTATGCACGAGAAGGACGCCGCGTTTGTGCCGCAAGGCGTAACGACAGCAGCGCGCCATGTCCAGAGAGCGACGACAGGATTCGCGAGGAGCGCGAGGAACGTCGCCGAAGACGCGGTCAACTTCTCGAAGGACGGGCCGTACCATCAAGCGCGCAAGTTCTTAGGCCACTACCGTAAAGACCCGACATTTAGAGGAAATGTGAACGCGTACTACGGAAACAAGGCGATGGACGCTGTGAACCGATTTAACAATAATCCCCACCTACAGGAGTTAGTCCAGAACATAATCGTCTAAGCTCCTCGGCGCCTCTTGTTCGCGGCGCTCCCATCAGCCCTTTGATTCTTAGGCCACAGCACGCGACGCGACCAGTAGTTAGGGCTAAACTTATCGTTCATCGTCAGACCGCCGCTCTTGTTGCGTATGCCCGCGGACCGAGAGAGGTAGTTAGACTTCGCGCTCTTAGAGTAGTTGTGCTTGTATCCCTTCTGCCCGAAGTGGATCAGCTTAACTTGGTCGCCCTTCTTGGCGAGCACCATCTTCTTCTTGTTAGGTCGGTCGCTCGCGATGGGCTGATTATAGCCAGGGAATCTCCTCCCTCTGTACTCAACAGACGCATACTTACCTAATCTGAGCTCATCTTTAGGGTACTTCATCTCGTACATCATGTACGAGTGTACGCTGTTGAGGCGATCATGAATAGTCGCCATCTTGACCTGAACCCACTCATGGATATCGTCATGATCGTTGAGACAGCAGTAGAGCTCCTCTGCCATCTCGCAGATCTCCTTGAGCTGACGCTTAACCATGCGCGCCTCTAGTCCTCCCGCGGTATGTGTCATGTGATTCATGTCTCGTCCTCGTCTATATGTGTCTCTCGATTGACGGGAAGCCAATCCTCTACAACGTCAGGGAGTCTAACATCTCCCTCGTCTCTTGTCTTGATTGGCCTCTCCCCGTTTACGAACACGGACAGCTTCTCGATCACGGATGTCTGAAGCTCAAAGATCTGCTCGCGTAGTAGCTGCATCTGTATCTGAGCGTCACGCAACCTCGCGATCAAGGCTTGCCTGTCAGCGTTCGCGTCAGACAGCTTCCCCTTCAGCTCATCCATCTCGCTGGGGTCCCGTCCACTCGCGATCGCGAGCATGGAGCTTATGCTTCCGGTGAGCATCCCGATGATGCCGATGAGTATGTCCCTGTTCTCCTCTACGATCTTTACGTAGCTTAGGAAGATGATCAAGGCCACTATGAGCAGCATGAAGACTACGCTCGCCCACCAGCCGCGCTTCGCTTTCTCGGATAAATCATTCGTCTCTCTCTCGTTCAAAAGATTGCCCCTTCTATAATAAACGTAAACAATCTTAACATGTAGGCGTTGAGATCCTCTACCCACCACATGTACTGCATCCCGAGAAGATCGCGACCGAACTGCGTACTCCAGAGACCATGAAACACGTAGAGCCAGAATATAAGGGCGACAAAGCCTAGCCGGTACGTCAGCCACCAGACCCACTCCATGATCTTTCGATCACGAACTCGTGACCTGACATAACGCGGTCCTCCGAGACGCTTAACCTTCTCGCTGCCTTTCGGTGGCTGTAGAGACTCGATGGTCTGGCCTACCGCGTACACCGTCTGCGCCGAAGCTACGCCCTTGAAGCGATAAGACCCGACACACGCGTACCTTGTCCCTTCAGGTGTGAAGCGATTGACCCTCCCCTGCGCAGCCTTCATCGCCTCCTCAGTGAGGAGTACCTGACCCGCGCCGCATAGACTCATCGTCCTCGCCGCGATGTTCTTCGCGATCCCCTCTAGCTCTACGCTCTTCGCGCCGACAGCCTGCCAGAGCTCATCCTGCTGGACCTCGATGACCTTACCCCAGTGTATCCCGATGCGTGTGCCCAGCCTCGTCTTCTTAGGTACCGTCTTCTGGTACATCAGAGCGAAGTTGACCGCGTCGACAGGTCTCTCAAAGGACATCAAGAACCCGTCACTCCTGTCGATCTCCCGCCCGCTGTACTTAATACATAAGCGGCGGGTGAGCGTGTCATGGTATTGAAACCACTCCGCGGCCTTGAGCGCTCCCACCTTCTGCACGAACGCGGTTGATCCGATGATGTCGAGCAGCACAATCGCGAGGCGTCTCTCCTTGAGCGTGTACTGCTTAGCCATCGCTACTCACCTCTGAGGTTACTTATGATCTCGGCACAGGACATCTCGAGTAACCTCTCGGCCTTTCTGTCAGTGCACGCACCTCTCAGTGAGGGTCTGCCTCCGATACAATCCTCGAGCTTATCCAACAAGGCCTCGCAAGGACTCCTGTAAGGGTTATAGCTCTGATCGTCTGCGTGATCACACGTAGCCATACACGCGATCAGCAAGAACAGATAACATTTTCGCAGTGCATGCATGGTGTCTCCTCTTCGTCTTCATCTAGAAACATAGGGGGTGGGATTGGTTCAGGACACCTCGCTCCGCTTCTTCCCAAGGTGGAGGCCATGAGAGGAGAACTGTCGGCCACGCGAGGTAGCTTCCCTCTTGACGCGAGACGCCTGGCGGAGCTTAGCTCTTCCGGACTTAGTGGACGAGAGCTGCTCGGCGGATCGCTTGGGGAGATAGACCCCCTTGCCTCCCTCGCCGGGCGTGTCTCCTCCGCTCCACTTCCACTTCTGCTTTGTCCATTTTCGGAGCTTGTTGCTAGACGAGGAGGGTTTCTTTCCGGCATAGGTCCCGCCCTTCTTCTTGTAGATCTGTGTCGCGAGCTGCATCGCGCGCGCTGAGTGCTTTCCACCCATCTTAGCCTTAGCCTCACGCTTCGCGGCTGACCACTTCGCAGGGTCACGCTTGGTCGCTATGGCTTGAGCCTCCTTAACCAAGGAGTCATAAACCCATTGATAGGGATCGAACGATGCGGTCTTCGAAAACTTTCTGATCAAAGCCTCTCTGTCGTATACACTTCCTCCGTAATTCGCGTTGCCTCTGGCGGCTAACTCTAGATCACTCAACTTGTCTTGATTGATCTCCCTCTCGTACATACGTGCTATATTCTCGACCGTCTTGTCGCTCGGACGTAGAGCGGTCCCAGCCTTTACTCCGATGAGTCCTCCACCTAAAGCACCTCCTGCAATCCCAACAGGCCCTAGCTTACTCCCAGCGAGTCCGCCTAGAAGCAGTCCAATACTCCCCGCTGCCCGCTTGTTAGTCTTGCGTGCTTCTCTTCGTACCTTGTCACGATCGACCTCGTAGCGCTTCTGCTTAAACGCGGACTCTTTTCGCATGTGGTCTCTCACGACTCTTCTCCTGTTGTGCTCTGCTCTGTTCTTGGATATGCGCATGAAGCGTATGTTGTCACGCCCGTTGCCTCCGCCGTCGCGGAGCTGACGCTTATGATCGATCTCGTAGCCCGCGGGTACTTTGCCCTTGAGCCTGCGGTTCCACAGGTTACGCTTGGCGCGGTTACGCTTGGCTTCTGGTGAGCTGTGGAACAGACGGTACTCACGCTTGTAGTCGCGAGGTGCTGACGCTTTCTTTATGTGACGGTCTATATTCGCGAACTTACCTAGAAACATGACACACACTCCCGTAATCCCCGTCGATGTATACGCACCGCGTCGAGGCTCTCAGATAGATAAAGAACAGTATAATACATAATGCGATGTAGGTGTACCGCATCTAGACCTCCCATGTAGAGCTAAAGAGATAGGTGCGTACGCGCCCATCCCCGGTCACCCGAAGACATCTAGGATGGCGGACAGCTTCTTTATCTGTCTCATACACGCCGGATCCCGTCTAGGCCAGATCACCTGTTCGTGAAACGCGTAGTCTGCGTTCGCAGATGCCGCGTACCGATCACCCCACTCAGAAGACGCGCCGTCGAGCATAAACTCCTGCCCTCTGTAAGTCACGCGCTTTGGACCTAAGTGCGCCTCTATCAAGACAGAGGCCTTGTCGGCAGCGCGTGTAAGGGGTCGCGGTTTAGAACCCTTTCTACCTACCTTAGCGGTTAACACGTTAGAGTCCATCGTCAGCTCAGGTACATACGGGCACGCCTTTAAGATCTTGCCGATGTTCCTGTTCATAGGTCCTATACCTAACAGGTGCAGCTCGCGCGGACGTACGTCTTTGACAAACCTCTCGAGCTCAGAGACAGAAGTCGCGTCCTTCTTCATAGGGATGGCAGGAACATATCTCACATTGTCCGCAAAACCGAGAAAGTACCGCGCTTGCTCATAAAACTCAGACAGACACACCTCACCCTTTTGGATCGGTACGAGTACACGCGCGCCCAGACACGTGAGCTCATATACTCTTTCGGCATAGGTAGCCATCCGCACGAGCGTCTCTGTCTGATTTCCGATACGGTCAGGCGCGACGACTGTGACGCGGTGCGCGTGCGCGCGTGCCATCTCTTCATAGACGTCAAAAATGTAATCCCACTCGTCGTCAGATATGGGATGTATCACGTTGAGATCAGCGTCTACTTCCCCGAACGCACCTGAGTCGACAAATAACTCGATAGGTATCTCCCTCGTGAGTAGCTCTCTCTGCTCTTTCCTAAGCTCTGTCGCGACTACACCGAACGGTAAGTTAAGCGCTGTGAACGCGAGTATATCAGGGGTCCTGTTCGACCCGCTCTTGTAATGCTTGATACGCATAGTACCTCCTTTCACATTGTTATCACTCAGGGAAGCCGCATGTGCGTATCTAAAGTATGCTGTGATAACACGGTAGAGAGGCGATGACCGTCTCTCTTGAAAGGAAGCATTATGCTCAGGCAAGACCTCAGAGCAGCGATCGCGAACGCGCCCGCTGTTTTTAACCGACAGGTGTTAAAGAAATCGGCCGATAAGCTCTCAGACGAAGAGGCACGCGCTCTGTTACAACTCGTAAACATGCTCTCGTGGTACTGGGATATCGCAAAGAGAAATATGAAAGTATGTGACAGAGCCCGAGTTAGGCTCATAAAGGATTAAAACATGGACGTATCTGAGTTAACTACAGTTCGTGAGATGTCACGAATGTGGAACCAATCGATCCCGATCTTCTTGTCTGAAGACGAGGAGGGGATCGAGGATTGGGTCTGCATCGCGACACAGCAGGACGAGGACCGATGCTCGGGGTACGCACGCGCCAACTACCGTCTCCTCAAGGAGCTGTGTAGCGAGGTCTGTGACGCGCACGAGGACGTCGAGGAGCCTGAAGGCTGGGGCGGCGATTACAACATCCTCAACCTTCAGTGGCTGGGCGGGTGGATCAAAGCGCTCGTCGTGCCGCCCACCGCGCTCGAGAACGAAGAGTTAAAGAACGCGCTCAGCCTTATCCAAGATGGAGGCTGTATCGAAGAGGAGGCTGTCTTCGTGTGTGAGGAGTGCGATCAGTCGTTCGACACGCATGACAGCGCAAACCTTCCGTTCTGCTCGGACTGGTGCGAGACGGAGTTTCACCGCAGGCCCTGCAAGGACTGTGGTTGGAGCTTTGACATCCGCGACGTTGACGGAGACGTGGCGGACAAGGAGCACACCTGTGAGGACTGCCAAGTTGACGAAGGGGGAGACGTCAGTGTAGACTGATACGTTCTCCTTGAGCACCACGCACGCGCTACGGAGGTGGGCGCGTGTGTAGAGGGCATACGCACGTATGCTTTTTAGCCCTCCAGCTTACCGAGCTCCTTCATGAGACTCGTCGTGAGCGGGAAGTCCTCTTGGATGATCGTCAGTGCGGCTTGTGCGATCAGACGCGTCTCCTCCTGACTGTGTTCATGGAGCCTCAGCTTGAGGAACTTGAACCAGTTGTGGAGACTGCCGGTCATCCAGAACGTCGTGTACGTGTTCTGAGGGAGCACGCCTCTCGCCTGCTCGCGCGACACGCCTTTATAGATCAAGTAGCTGTAAGCGCGCAGCGACGCCTGTAAGGCTTGATCCATCGCGTCGATCACAGCGGCCTCCTCTTGGATGTGAGACCCTGACTCGCTGCACTGCAGGTTCTTCTCAGACTGCATACGCAGCGCCGAGGGGACATAGACCTTGATCTCCTCTGACGTGTATCTGCGCGACACCTCATTGAACGAGAACGTACGATGACGCATGATCTGAGACCTGACAAACATAGGACATGTGATCCTAAGAGTGATCCCAGCATGCTCAAAAGGTGACGTATGTCCCTCCTTGATCATGAAGCGCAGGAGGCGCTCGTCGCGCTTGTCGTCCGGATCATCACCATCGCGTAAAAAAGAGACGCGGGCGGCGCACACGGCCGTCCGGTCATCACCCGTAGAGCTGATCTTCGCGACACAGCCGTAGTCATCCCCGTAAGGGTAAATAGCGAGCATAGAGCCTCCTAGCGCTAAGAGAGATAGGTGTTCACCGCGCACGCTCCGTGCGGAGCGGGACGGTCACCATATCTCGCTTAGCGCTAGGTCACAATAGCGAAGAGTATGCCTACGGCTCTCGTCAAGCGGACGGTCGCCTTCGCGCTCAAGTCCAACTCAATGATCACGTCCGCGACCGTAGAGTTAGTGTCGACCATAAAGTATCGCGCGACGACCTCGCGCATCTCGGTCCCTTCACAGTAAGGACACTCGCGGCTGCCTCCGCAATCGCAGTGCTCGTAAGTGGCGAGGTCGTTACCGCTTTGTCTCATAAGGGGGATGAGGCCTGTGACCTCAACGGGCTTGAGTTTATTCATGTCGCCCTCCTTTCAGAGAGTTATCACGGGATAAAGGTTATAAATATCAACACTTTGAGGTGATAAAACCGTGACAGAAAGGAGGTGTGACTTCAACATCTTCTATCTCTCGCGTGACCCAGCGCTCTCCGCGCGGTGGCACTGTGACCAGCACACCAACAAGATGCCTGTCGAGTTGTGTCAGATGCTCGTCACGGCGCGTATCCTACTCGGCGAGCTCACGGTCGATCAGGTCAGTCAGATCGCGGAGGACCTGTCTGTGTCTCACAGCACGCCCTCGCTCTTCGACGAGCCCTCGTACGAGGAGGAGTTCAAGACGCACTATACGCCGCGGATGAGAAATCACCCTTGCGCCGTGTGGGTCAAGGAGTGCTGGTACGGGATGCAATACACAGAGCGTCTGCTCCGCGCTCTAGGCGAGGAGTACACGCGTCGCTATCATCGGCGACACAAGAGCGTGACGTTCTATGACTCGCTCCCACAGAGACCGCCCGCGATGCACAGGAGGCGCAAGCTGCCTGTACCCCTCGCGGTTAAGGATCACGTGAGATACCCTGACAACCCGGTACGTACGTATCGTGAATTCTACATCAACGATAAAGCCCGCTTCGCGAAGTGGGCGCACACACCGCCACCTCCTTGGTGGCCTGGAGAGATCCTATGAGACTTGAGACATATAAGCCCTCCCGCTTGCCTGACAGCGACGGGATTGACCCTGACGCGTTGTATGTCGGTCTGCCTAAGTACGGGTGGATCACGCTCGATCGCGCGACGAGCGACCCTCAATACCTCGACGCGCTCACTGATCAGCTCATCGAGGCTGTTAAGGGCGAGGAGCTGCTCCGCCGCATCGAGGCGGGAGAGGTGCCGTGAGGGTCACCGTGACCCTCACGCGCGGAACACTAACCCTCACGGGTGTTGTCGAGCTGCAGGCCGAGTCGCTTGCGGACGCGGCGGCTACGGTGCAGCAGACCTTCCCCGAGGCGGAGATGCTCCGCGTAGAGGATCCCGATTGGGGCGCTGACGTGAACCTCCCCGTCGCGCCGTGCGTCCGCTGCGGCGATACGGACCCAGATAACCGCGAGGGCGCTGCCCCGCTGTGCGGGTACTGTATACACATCACACAGAAAGGATAACACAATGAGAGACAAAAGTAAGAGCGCTGTGAAGCTCGCGCTCGAGGCGATCGAGCACGACTTTGACGGCGCGGACATCGTCGGCGTACTTATTAACACCGTGTGTGTCCCTCGACGCGTCGAGGTGACTGTGCGCTACGTTGATGGGTGTAAGGCGACTTATCGCCAGAACCAAGACGACGAGGCTGCCGAGTCTTGGTCAAAGGTGTGTGACTACGACGTTAACAATGAGCGTATCACTCACTGACGCCTGATCTCTGCGCACGCAGAGACGATGATCCCCCCGTAGACAATAGCTGAGGGGGCGACCATCAACATCTCAATATAACTCATAAAACCTCGCTTTCATTTTAGGCGGGAGAGGATAACACACCATGCAGATCGTGACAAACGCTGATCTATGCGAGCAGGCGCACGACCTGCTCGTAGAGTCGATTAAAGACCCGTACGGACCTGATGGAGAAACCTACACGGAAGAAGCACAGGGAAAGTTCGAGGAACTCCTCGATGACCTTGAGTGGAATCTACGTGACAAAGGTTACCAACGCAATCCCAGCACGTTGGAGTGGGAGCCCTGTGAGTTCCTCATCGGTGACCCTTGCCTCATTCTCGGGGAAGATCGCTTCCAAGAAATACTCTCGGACTGCCTTGAGACAAACGCCGTGTCGGGTCGAATTTATCTAGGACAACAAGTCCCGCTGTTCTGGGCGAGGACAGTCGAAGGGGACGGTGTATTCCCCATATTCGAGGAGGACTTCGTCGGGGAGGTGGCAGTCTGCTCTGGCGTGGTCGCCTTTGTGCCAGTCTCTCTTACTGACGGAGATCACGTCTTCGAGCATGTCATGTCAGGGGATGTGTATCCTCCCCACACCCTCAATATAGAACACGTAGAGGTGAGCAGTGAGTGTATGAGGGCAGGGGATGTCTTCATTTCACTGAAGGAAGATTACGATGCAGGGTGATCTATTCGAGCAGAGGTGGCGAGATCAACGCTCTACGTGGGCGCCTCTCCACACCCTGTTCGACCCCACGCGGTACGAGGTCGTGGTGATCGATCAGGACAGGGTCGCGAAGACCTTCGTGACACACCACCACTACAGCGGCACGTACCCCGCCGCGCGCTTCCGCGTGGGCCTCGTACGTGACGATAAGCTCGTGGGCGTCGCGATCTTCTCTACGCCCGCCTCGCAGAAGGTGCTCCCGCGCTACGCGGAGATCACACCGAGCGAGGGCGTTGAGCTCGGCCGCTTCGTCTTGTTAGATGACGTCGCGTTCAACGGGGAGAGCTGGTTTCTCTCTCGTGCGCTCAAGCTGCTCAAGCGCGAGAAGGGGAGCCGGTTCGTCCTGTCGTTCTCCGACCCGATCGCTCGAACGAGCGAAGACGGGGAGGTGATCAAGCCCGGACACATCGGTCAGATCTACAAGGCGCTCAACGCGTCTTACTTCGGGCAGGTCGGGTCACCCGCCACGCTGATGCTGCTCCCTAACGGTCGCGTGATGTCACCGCGATCACTCGGTAAGATCAGGAGAGGTGAGCGGGGCAAGGACTACGCGCTCGACCAGCTCCTCCGCGCAGGTGCGTCTGCTCCGCTAGACGGTGAGTCGGGTGAGGCGTATGTTCGAAGGGTCTCGCCGACCTTCCGAAAGTTTCGCCACCCTGGCAACCTCGCCTATGGTTGGTCGCTCGACAAGCACGTCGTTAAGAAACTACCTGAGGTGCCTTACCTCAAGCAAAACCCCTACGCGTCATGAGACGCGGGCGCTCGCACGAGCGCCTCCTCTTTAGCCCAAGACACGATCACGTCGTGTCTCTCCAGATACTCGCGCCCCTCGCCGCTGTACTCACCCTCCGCAATGATCACGCGCCTGATGCCCGCGTGGTGCAACAGCTTAGCGCACATGAGGCAAGGAGGATGTGTCACCGCGCACCACGCGCCCTTCGTCGACGCGCCTTGCCTCGCGGCGTTGGCGACCGCGTTAAACTCCGCGTGGGCGCACCCGACCTCTGTCCGCGTCCCGCTCTCAATGCCGCACTGGTCTCTGTTACAGACCTCGCCTCCGCACAGCCTCCCGCCTCGGCGAGGAGGGCCGTTGTAACCATCCGCGATGACAGACCACGTCTCGGGCTGAAAGAGAACGGCGCCTACCTGACCTCTAGGACAGGGTGATGTCTGCGCGATCAGCTCCGCCTGCCTGACGCGCATCATGATGTGCTTCATACTCGACATAACGTAGTCTCCTTTGATGGTGAAAAAATGAGAGAGGAACAGGGATAACAGCGTGTAACCTACAGCGCTCACGTACGTGAGTCCAGAACAGAGAGGAGTCTTGTATGCTGTACTACTTGTTGACGTGGTTGTCCGCACATCACCGGACACCCTTCCTCGACCTGCTCGCTCAGCAGGTCGGGTCAGAAAATAAGCTCGAAGACGTCATCGAGACCGCAAAGGACTACGGGATCGACGATATGGTATTCCTCGGATCGTATCGAGAGCTCAAAGGCGACGATGAGGCCGAAGACGTGACCGTGTTCGAGTGGCGTAACGAGAGCGTGCAAGCGCTCTGGTTCCCCGCCTGGGAGGAGGCGCGGGTCACATGGCCGGCTAAGCGAGCAACTTCAGACCATGTGTTGATCTTCACGAGCGAGGGGATCGACATCGAGGGCTATGTCGACCCCAACCACCCGGAGCGCGTCAACTATCGGGAGCGCGAGCTGATCACATGGCTCAAAGCTAACGCGGGCCTTGGCATGCTCAACGAGGAGATGGAGAGTATCCTCTTCCCGCCCCCGAGAGAGCGTCTGCCAATGGAGGAGCTGGAGGAGGTGATCGAGACGCTAGAGCTTGAGATCGAGCGCCTTAAGACGATCGTGCGCCTCTACGGCGAGAAGCGGGAGATGACGCTCCGCGACCGCACCCGCTCTCACGGCGTAGTCAAGCGCTCACGCGCTCGACGCGCCGCGAGAAAGCTGCGTGAGGACGAGCGCGTCACCGTCGACGAGGACTGCTAAAGAAAGCAGGCGCCTCACGTGATAAGAAGTTGAAGCCCCCGAGCAATAACGCTCGAGCAGTATCCGCCTGTGAACGCGGAGAACCTGCGCGCTATGAATATCCGGTATAAGCCTCGTCGCTGAGGTGAAGTCTGGAGAATAAGGAGCGCGTAGCGGAGAGAAGCCTTGATCGATAGTCAGGTGATCTTCGATGAGACCGGCTGTAGCCGCGAGTCCATCCCGACGGAGACGTTGGTGAGCAGAGCGCTACTCGGTCTCATCCTCACCCGTCGCGGTGATGAGTACCTCTGTGAGGCGGAGCAGTCCTACCTCGCTGAGGACGCGCACCCGACAGGTCGACCCGAGGACTACGTCCTCGTGACCATCCCTCAGTAATATGAGGGTGTCGACCGCCGTCGCGCGCCTGACTGGGCGTGACGGGGTGACCGAGATACAACACCTCTCGGTGAGCGGGATAGCTACCCGTAAAGGAAGTCCCGATGATCCTGAAGCGTCGGGCGCTTTTTTAGCCCTCACCCTGACCTGCAAAAAGAGAGGGCGTTACGCGATAACGTAGTGTTCCCGAGCGGCGTACGTCGCTCATCTATTCAACCCTATACCCCCGTCGCACGACGGGAGGAGCATACCATGCATACGAAACCTAACAACAGGACGCGTTCCTATAAAAACGTGACGATTGTGGTGAGGGACACACAGGTCACCGACGAGCAGATCGACATGCTCGTAGAGCGCGCCGCGAAGCGCGAGCCGGAGAGTCAGTTCCGGATCACGCTAGAGAGCGCTGTCGACCTCCGCTCCGGCGGAGAGAACTATCAGTTCACGGACGAGCTCGCGCGACGCGCCTTCGAGCACGAGCTTCACCTCGCTCGACTCGAAGGCGAGATCCCCGGAGACGGATATCGCAACGCGGGCGAGATCCCTGGAGGTGCGCGATGAGACCCTGGATGAACCATTATTGGACGAAAAAAGTGGGGGAGGTGGTCACGATACCTGGCACCTCAGCGTACTTCCACGTAGTGGACTCCGGACCTAAACATGTGTGGCTCGAGCAAGTCAAACCCCCCTTCACTCAAGTCTGCCTCAGAACAGACATCGGCGTAGGGGACACCCTTAACGCGGCAGAAGTCGCGATCGACCGCATCGTTGAGCTCGAGAAGCTCCTCGAGATGGAGGACTACCTCCCCGAAGACGGTGACCTCGACGAGGAGGTCGAGCGAAAGCTCGCCGAGGTCATAAGGCGGGCGTGGTCTACCTTGCCCGAGAGGGCGAGTACGCGGCAAGGTGTCCACATGCCACAGCACCTCGACGCTAAGATCGAAGAGGCGGGTCTCGTCTCGGACGAGGTGAGGCGTCGAGTCGTACGTGACCTCACCCGACTCCCGACGAGCGTCGTCTCGGTCACGTTCGGCAGGATCACCCGCGTGTTCAGTGTGACGCCATAAAGTTTGATAAGACCGAGGAGGACCTCTACGTCCTCACGCCCTCACCCGATGGCGTCATTGAGGTCGATGACGCGCTCATCTCTGATCATACCTTGAGACACCTCGCGGTCGTGTATGAGGTGGGCGAGTCACCACAGGTGATCAGCGTGCTGTCCTTCAAGACCGAGGCCGAGGTGCGCGCCGCCTTCATGACCTCAGCGGTCTACGAAGAGTCTGATGAGTACACCCGGCTCTACGAGCTCAAGCTGTTTGAGCGAGAGGCGCAGGTGACGATCACGGGTCTTGCTGCCGCGCTCGGGCTGCGCGTCACAGGCGCGCGGCAGGTGTCGCGGGATGCCGACCTGAGCGTAAAGTGTCTGCGTCAGTTCATGTGCGGGTACACCCACGGGCTCGCCTCCTGCCAGAGGCCGGTGAGAGACGAAGACCTCACGCTCGCGCTGAGGCAGGAGGACGTCCGCTTCGTGTACGGCGTGCTCCTCGCGCTCAAGCCCGCGCTCGAGCGCAGAGACGCTGTCGCGCGATCTCTCCCCGTCATGAACGCGCTCGGCATACTCTTAGGTGAGCGCGAGGTCGACGTCGAGCACCTCAGCGCCTTGGCGGAGATCGACTGGTCACGCTCAGCGTGGTTGGGTCACGCGTGCGCCGTGACTGATCGAGGGACCTACACGCTCGGCGGCGTGCGGCAGTACGGACAAAGCGCGTACGCTCACCTCCGTAGTCAGCTCGCGCTCATCACCGAAGCGCAGAGCCCCCTGTAGCCTTCACGCGGTAACACCATAACGCTCACCCTCCGCGCACGCAGAGGACGCGTCACACTCCGCGCGAAGACACCCGCTCTTCTTAGCCCAAATCCCATTCGCGCAAAACTCCCGATGACACAACACACGTATACGTGACACACCCACACACGACACACGCTCCCTCTCGTCTCTCCCTCACACGCCGTGAGGAGACACGCGGTAAGCGTAGACGTATAAGGGTAGACACGTATACACAGACACACCCTCGTTACACGCCAACACAACAGTTACGTTTGTTAACGAACACGCGCCCCTCACACACGTGCGCGTAGAGCAGACGCGACTCATGCGGCGCACGCGGTCACCACACGGCACACGCGGCACACGCACGCTGCTCCTTCGCGCTACTCCCTCGGGCTACTCCCTCGGGCTACTCCCTCAGGGCTGTCCTCAACTACCTCCCCTAGAAATAAACACGCAACGATCTTCTTGTGGCTACCGCGCGTCAGCGTGCAAAAGCGGGGCAGTGTGCGGGATAAGATATTGTAGCCATGAATGTTAAACCTTTCACACCCCGCGCTTGGAACGCGGAGAAAAGGACAATGACTATGCCAGCTGATATCCACAACACGTTGATATTCACCGATGGAAGCAACCTGTTCGCAAAGCCGAAGACCTTTGCGCAGAAGCAGCTCGACAGCTTTCTGGAAGGTGACGAGCGGTGGACGAAGACGAACGTTGTCATCGGGGAGTCTCGTATCTACTTTGATACGTACACGCTGAACGAGGATGAAGCGTGGATCATCTGTAGTGGCCCGACTCAGGTCACTGAGGAGAAGCTGCGCCAGATCATCGATCAGGAAAGATTGAGCATCTGGAAGCCACGCTCTCTTGGAGAGTGGGTCGAGTTCATCCTCGACTGATACGCGCGCACCACACCGAGACACCCACCCCGCGATCACGGGGCTAGGGTGTCGGGAGATCGCCTACGGCTTTCTCTTAGCCCTACATGTGAGGTATATCTCTAGCGCTAAAAGAATAGGGGACCCAGCCATTTGCGTGGTAGAC